AATTCCAGAAGTAAAAGAAAAAATTAAAAATAAAAATTTAGAATTAAGAGGTGTTGAATACCCATCTCAAGATCCAAATGTTTTTCAAAAAATTAAACAGACTAATCTTGAAAGATATGGAGTAGAAAATGTTGGGTTAGTTCCAGAATTTAAACAGAAAGCATATGAAACGATGATTTGTAATGGGTCTATTGGTCAACAAGTATCATCTGTAGAAAATGAAGTATATGAATATGTTAAATCTTTAGGAGTTGATGTAATTCAATCTGATTGGAATTTAATTTCCCCGAAACAATTAGACTTATATATTCCATCTAAAAAATTAGCGATTGAAATTGATGGCGTTTATTGGCATTGTAATAAATTTAAAGATAAAAATTATCACATAGAAAAAACAGAATTATGCGAATCAAAAGGAATTCAATTACTTCATATTTTTGATATAGAATGGAACGATAGAAATAAACAGAAAATCTGGAAATCAGTTATTAAACATAAACTAGGATTAACAGAAAATAAAATTTATGCTCGTAAATGTAAAGTTGTTAAAATTGATAAACAAACTGCATTTGATTTCTGTAATCAAAATCATTTACAAGGTGGAATTAAAGGACCAATTAATTTAGGTTTATTTTATGAAGGTGATTTAGTTCAAGTTGCTGTTATCAGTACTCCAAGATTTAATAAAAATTATAAGTATGAATTATTAAGATTATGCTCTAAATTAGATACTACAGTAATTGGTGGTGCTTCAAAATTACTCAAAAATTATTCATCATTAATTTCATACGCAAACAGAAGATGGTCTGTTGGAAATGTTTATAATCAATCTGGATTTAAATTACTAAATATTAGTGGTCCTAATTATTTTTATTTAGTAAATGGAAAATTAGAATCTAGAAATGGTTGGCAGAAACATAAACTAAAAGATAAATTAAATGTTTTTGATGAAAATTTAACCGAGCAGGAAAATATGAAATTAAATGGAATTAATTGGATTTATGATTGTGGAAATATTACATTCTATAAATAATTTTAATTGTAATATTACAGGAGAGATAATAAATGAAATAGTTATAGGAATTAATTAAAGAAACTTTAGTCACCGAAGATTCCAAAGGAGAGTACCCGAATTTCCCATATATATCGGGAAAAGGCAGGATTACTCAAATTGCAGTAAGTTTAAAATTACAAAAGAAAATCGTTGAAAAAGTTGGCGGGGATTATTTTGTAGATAAAGATTTTAAAGAAAAATACGGTCATTTACATCCATTCAAAAATTCAAAAGATAATGGAAAAACATTCTTGGATCAAAATATTTTAAACCCAGATAAATTCGTTGAACCGATGAAAGCATCTCAAAACACGACATATTCAGTTCGTATTGATACCAAAAAATGTATTTTTGCTATTGATGAATTTAAAACAAAAGAACAAACCTATAGATGTACTACTTATTTTAAATATGTTAAAGAATAAAAAATAGCAGCACGTGCTGCTATTTTAGTTTGTAAAAACACCAAATTCAGTTAGATCTTCTAGATTATGGCTGAAATCATCTATCCCATCTTGAACTGCAAATATTATCTAATGATAATTTTCAAGCTCTTCCAATTCTTCATTAAACATATTTCTAACTAAATTGTAATTAGTTTCCATATAATCGTCAAATCTTTCTTGAGTTGTTAAGTACGTAAAAATAACCAAGGCCATTACAGTATCATCATGAAACCCAGCTCTTGCTTCATACTAAGATCCTTTTTGAACAAAATCTCTTAACTCTAAAATGGTTTGTTTATCATGTAGAATTAATTTATATTTTTCAATAAGATCTTTTAATGTACTACACCCGATTGCTTTGGTTCTTTTTGACTGTTTCATGCCAAGATCTTTCTACTAATCTACAATAACATTCTCATATTCAAGGTCAATATATAAATCTTTTGCAACAGAATACCCGACAGAATTTAATTCAATGTAAACCCATGCATTATTATATTCAGTAGCTTTAGCCATAATTATCTACGGAAATAATAAAGGCTATACTTTATTTGATCTATAAATTGCGACTTGTTCAAACGGTAATTTAGTCACATCTATGATTTGAATAACTGAATAATCTTGATCCCTTCCTTCTGCACAATCAACTGTAGCCACATATTTATGATCTTTTTCTGGTTCTTTATACTTGATAAAATCTGCTGAGATTTTTTCAATCCATTCTAATTTCTATAATGCAAAACCATTTACTAACGTATTAGCTGCGCCCAAAAACCGACAACAGAATTCTTGTAAATATGCTTCTACCTATGAAGCAGTAATTTGTGATGTAACGAAAGCAAGGCCATCATCAAATTTTCCATCAGGGCCATATAATCTTGGTGTAACATCGTACCATAATACTTCTATTAATTTAAAGTCATTTTTACCACGTTTAGCTTTATCAACCATATCATAAAAATGATTTAAACCATTAGGGGTTGAAGTTACAATTAATTTTGATCTACGCCCAGATGAAATTGTTGGCAATACAGATTTCCAAAGTTCGTCGAAATTTTCTACGAAGGCGTTTTCGTCCATATAAATTAATGAAAACGATTGTCCACGAGTTGCATCCGGCGATGCTGCAAATGCTGTTAATTTACATCTATTATCAAGTTCAATCTAACCTTTATTCCATTCAACAATACCTGGTTGTAAAAATTCGGGTAAAAACTCAATAATTTGTTTTGTTCTATCAAGAACCTCAACTGCCATCTAATGTTTATGAGCTAATACACCAGCATTTTTATCTTCATTAAACACGAGATAATGAGCTAAAAATATCTATGTAGTTGTTGTTTTAGCAGATTGTCTAGATTGATTCGCAATTGCCATTCTGTTATTTGCTAATAACTCTAGCAAATCTTCTTGATAATCATATAGATTTATTTTAATCGTGCCGAAGTCAATATGCTAAATTACACAATAATTTCTAGCAAAATATAAAATATCATTACGGCATTTTATCCATTCTTCTTGCATTTCTTTTGTGTACGGAGTTTTAACATATGCCCGTTTTAAATTAGGCTTACCTAAGTATCTAGTTCTTTTATTATCTTTATCTTTAAATGTTCTGAATTCTTTTGGATTTTGTGATTGTTGCTTAATAGGTCTAACCGGTTTTAAGAATTCATAAGCCGCAAAAGAATCTGGCATATATTCATTTGTATGCTGAGACTTAATCATTGGAATATACCCAAGATCAATTAATCTCAAATATTCTGGGTTTCTTTGTTCTTGATATAATGATTTCAGACGATCAATATCATCTTCAGATAAAACTCGTTTCTATCTATCTAATGACTAGATCTAAACAAAATCCTCGGGTAATAAATGTGCAGTACTTTTCATTTCTCTTTAAATGACTCCTGTACTAAATAATCATCCCTAGTGCCCTCTTGTTGGAGCAATTCTGATGGCTACATAGTTTTAACTTCTGAAAAATCTGCTTCAATTGCTTTAGGTTTTGATTCTTGATTTTTTAATTTTTTCATTTTAGAGTAATTATCTAAAATAGCGGAATTTGTTCTTGTAACAGTGTCCATTAAATTAGCAAAAATTTCAACCGTTTTTGGTGTGTCAGAATTTCTAACGATTTCAACCATCTGTTTAGATACTTCAGTTAACATTGCTAATTGATTAATTTGAGTTTGTCTGATAATTTGATAATCATCATCTAAGTCATGTTCTACATTATCAGGATTACTCTACACAACCGGAAGTTCCATAGGAGGTAAAACTGCATCTTCTTCAAGGGATGCAATACCGGGTACAGTTGTTATGTCTAAAATATCAGAAAGATCTAACCCTTTATTAAATTTATTTTCTTCCATTTACTTTCCTTACTGTGCCTCTTGGTGTTGGATTTTCAAAATTAGGTACTTCATCTTTACCAGTTCCAACTAAATAATCACCATTCCATGTCTCAGAGTCAGAATCAATTGGGGTAATTTGATAATCTAATGTTTCCCAAGTTTTTGCTTCATCTGGAGTATCACCCTAATTAATAGACTATCTGAAATCTAAAAACACAGTTTTAATAATATTCCCTAAATTCTCAGCTGGTGGATATAAATACCCTCTTACAGCAAATTGAATAGACCACTCTAGTCTTCTTCTTTCATTTGGGCCCGAAGCTTGTTGTTCATCTGGCTAAATACCAACTATTTCAATCGGAACTTTGTGACTAATTTCAAGATCACCTTCAAATCTCTCTTTTATTTCCTAAATAAAATAAGGTGTAAAATACGGAAGGATCTGTTCAACAATTTGATATATATCATCTTGGTATCTTGTCTGAATGTTTAACTCGTATGTGATTTTACATGGCCAAACGTTATATTGTTTTTTGTTCCCATTTTTTGAAAATTGAACCCCAGATAATGTTGTTCTCGTTTTTGCTTGTCCGTCATAAATTACATCAATTAACTACACATTCATTCTTGGTAAAATTGTTTCAACACCTAATTCAGTATCACCACCAGCTGGCTTTTGTAAAAGCTAATTGATTTTCATATTAAAGGCTTCTTTAGAGCCGTATGTAACAGGGACTTTAATTAATCCTTTATCCTTTCTTTTTATACTGATGTTGTTAAACAAATTCGCCATCAGTAATGCATATGTTCTAAGTTGTGAATGATAAAAATGTCCAAACATATACTTAATCCTATTTATTCTATATTCTATAGTTATTTATTAAAGTATTATTACATTATTTCTGATAGACTAATATAATTTATCGGACTAAAATATACAATGCATTCTAGCACATTCTAGATGCATTTATAAATTTAATGAATAAATCTATGTAGATCTGAATAAATATTCAGAAAAACTGAATAATTATACGGTGATCTAATAAAATCAATACTTTATATTAGCAAACTAATTAATACAAAACTTTATTCATTTTAAAATCAATAAGATAAAAGATAGAAGTTAAAAAGTGCATTTTTGCTAGTATAATAAGAATTAAGTTCTGCCGGCGGGGTTAGATATATAGAAACAAGGTAAAAAGTAAAAATATCAGATTGGAGCTTGCTCCGTTGACTGGAAACCAGTCAACTAATTCAAATATTATTCAATTCAAATCTAGTACTTAAATAATATAAATTGATAAGTAACTAAAGAGTATAGCATGAATACCAATTTAATACAGATTTAGCAATACATAAACAAGAAGAAAAAGACTAAAGAAGATTGGATTGAGATTTGTAAATTCTATGTTATTCATTACAAGAAAGCTGGTAAAACAAGAAATCAGTTTGCAAAAGATACTGGCTTATAGTTATCTACATTTGAGAAAAATCTATAGAAATACTTAGATGATATTAAATTAGCTGTTAGTAATGATAAACCATTAAAGGTTTCCAGAACGCAGCAATTAATAAATGATTTTAGAGCTGGACTTAAAGTAAAAGAAAAAGATTCTGGCGCTGCAAATAATAACAAATAGATGAAATGGTTTACTAAAAAAGTTTAGTTATTAAATTTCAAAAAAGTTAAAATGCCTGAAGCTGGTAAACTATACTTATATGCGTATGATGCAAAAAATAAAGATACTTTACCTGTTTGGGATAAATTTCCATTGATTTTATGTTTAGGTTCTAAAGTTGCTAAAAATGGTAATTTATTATTCTACGGATTAAACTTGCATTATGTTCCACCTAGGGTTCGCCAAGAATTTTTAGAAATCATGCTTGTGTATTAGAGTACTAAAAGATTAACTGATAAAACAAAACTTAATGTAGATTGGTAGAAAGCAAAAAGTTTTTAGTATGCATAGAAAATGATTAAAGCATATTTACCTGTGCAAATGAAATCACCTGCTTCTGAAGTAGATCCATCTGAATGGATTAATGTAATCTATATGCCGCTCCAAAGCTTCGTTTAGAATGGTTCTAGAAGCTCATAGAAGAAAGTATGGGGAAAGTGATAGGGTAATTCATGTTTTTAATAAAAATTCGTCTATGGCTTATTTAGGAGCTATTTTGATATATGAATACATATAAAGGTAAGTTTTTACCGAAGAATTTACAAAAGTATAAAGGGGATTTTCATAAAATCACATATCGTTAGAGTTGGGAATTACATTTTATGCAATTTCTTGATAGAAGTCCAGATGTTGTAAAATGGAATTCAGAGGAAACGATTATTCAGTATTGGTCTACATTAGACCGTAAAAAACGTAGATATTTTATGGATTTCACTTGTTGGTTTTCAGATGGTTCTGTATATTTGTTCGAAATAAAACCAGATGCTCAGACTAAAATGCCAAAAAATCCAAAAAGATTAACTGAGTCTACAAAATCTAGATACATTCAAGAACTTTATACTTATAAAACTAATATAGATAAATGGACTGCAGCACAAGAGGTTTGTCGTCAAAAAGGATGGCATTTTAAAATTCTTACTGAGTATCATTTGAAAAAATATTTTGGAATGAAATTATAATGGAAATTACATCAACAATCCCAAGGTATCTTTTAGAATTTAATAATTTTGCATTTTAGATAAATGTTCAATTAGTTAATAGTACTGAAGAGCAAGAGATTATAAAATAGGTTAAAATAATCCCATAGGTTTCTAGGGAAACTGTTGTTATTACAGAAGGACAAAATTCTAAAATAGAAGGTGTATATAAAAATGTTTTTCAATTAGGATCCGATGCAATAAAAACAGTAAAAAGATCAGATAAATAGATTTAGCAGTATTCTAGTTTCGATTAGATTCCAAAAAATAAAACTGAAGATATTTTTAAATTTAAACCACCTTCGAGTTTAGATTACCCTTTATCTTATACTTGTAAAGTAATATATGATAAAAAGATAATTTAGACAGATGATACAGGAACTAGTAAAGAAACTATACAAAAAGATTTAACATACGAAAAAACGTTTTCTACGGTATTAAAGGGTAGTTGGGATATTTGGCAGAAAGCATTAAAAGAATATATTAAGGAATATAGCACATGAGTAAATTATTTGGTTTACAAATTATTATGTCTGGTATCGATGATTTGAATAACTCTATTTGGATTGTTGATCAAGACGAAGCAAGATGTATTTGTTAGGTAAATGGAAAATATGATGATCATTTAGCGCATTTTGATGATTTGAATATTTTTGATTATAAAGAAATTCCTATTCAAGTAGAACCTAAAGTTGAAGGAGGTCAACACTTAAATGTGAACGTCTTACGTAAAGAAACTTTAGAAGATGCGGTGAATAACCCAGACAAATATCCACAATTAACTATCCGTGTTTCTGGTTATGCTGTTAGATTTAATTCATTAACACCAGAACAACAACAAGATGTTATTACTAGAACATTTACTGAAAGTTTATAATTTAACATAAAGGGACCGTTTGGTTCCTTTTTTATTTCCATCATTTTAAGAATAAATAAATTAATAAATGAAGGGATTATAAATATGACAAAATTATAGTAGAGTCAATAGATTTTAACATCTATTCCTGATATAGTTCAAAATACTGCATCTAGTTTCGAAGAAATTAGACAACAGTTAATTACATTTATGTCAGGGCAAGAAGAATTTAAAGATTATAATTATGAAGGATCTCGTCTTGCTAAATTAATTGATCTTTTAGCATATAATACGATGTACATCCAACAATTTTAGACTGCTGCCCAATTCGAATCATGGATTCAAACAGCAACACAAAGATCATAGGTGGTTGCATCTGCTCAAGATAATATGGGTTATTTACCATCAAGTTATTCTGCAGCATAGTTATCCGTTAGGGTTGGATTAACACATAAATTACAACCAGCTGTAGTGCAAATCCCTAAAGGAACTAAATTCATTGGTGTAGTAAAAAATACAGATTCCTATGATTTTTGTACATGGGAAAATGCTACATTATTAAAAGATGATGAATCTAAATATTATGCAACATTAAAATTAGTCCAAGGAAGAATTATTCAAAATAAATTTGTTTTTGAAAAGAATGGTAGAATTGTTATTGAAGATAAATTTATCGATCGTAATTATATCAGAGTATATGTTGATGGTGCTTTATGGACAAATTGGACTAATGATTAGATTGTAAATACCACTGGCGATTAGACTGTATATTATCTTCGTGAAAATTATTTTGGACAAACTGAAATTTATTTTGGCGAAGGTGAAGAAGAAGAAATTGATGGATATTAGGTAGATCATTATGTTGGTGGTAAACGTCCTCAAGTTGGTTAGATAATTACAGTTGAGTATATCAGTACAGATGGGCCAGAAGCTAATGGCGCCAAGGATTTCAGTTATGTTGATTCTTTATCTTATGTTGAGATGTTTTTATTAGAAGAGAACCCAACAAAATAGAAAAATTATACAGGCGCAGATGGTGGCGGATTGCCAGAAGATATTGAAAGAATCAGAACATCAGCACCAATATTCCAAGAAGCACAAAAAAGATGTGTAACATCATCTGATTATGTTTAGTTCATTCATAAAAAATTTGGTAATATTATTCAAGCAGCTGAAGCATTTACTGATTCATAGAAGCCTGGCTATGCGTTTATTTCATTAAAACCAAAATCTGGATTAACGTTAACTGAAGTTCAAAAAGATGATATCAAGGCTTATCTTGAAAAATATAATTTAGGCCCAATTACTCCTATTGTGATGTCTCCTAATTATATTCATATTAAGCATAATATTAAAGTATCTTATAAACTTGGTAAAATGCCAGAATCTGAAGAATGGTTAAAAGGTCAAGTAATGAAATCTATCGACCGTTATTATACTGAAAATGTAGAATCATTTGGTAAATCATTTCATACTTCTAAATTAATGAAATATATTGATGATACACATTATTCAATTTTAGGTTAGACTTGTGATATTCAAATGGTTCGCGAAATTGATAATTATTTTAAATCACCAGCTTCTGGCATTTCATTTTATAATAACATAAAGGGATCTGATTTAAAATAGAATAAAGTTAAGTATAAAGGAAAATCTATTACTTACGATCAATTTTATCAATTATAGAAATCTACTTCTAATAATAAAACTAAATTAATTTTTGGTCCATTCTATTCAGACGATACACCAAAAACTGGTAAAGAATATACAAGAACTGATATAGATAGAAGCTTACCTGGTAAATATTATGAAGTTGGCTATTTTGATCATATTAAAAATACATTACATTATGATCTTGGATAGCTGAATGTAGATTCATAGAATTATATTTCACAATATATTGAATTTTATGCAACCCCTAAAGATGAAAATATCTATTAGAATAATGGATAGCTAATTGTATTTGAGAATGATTTAAGACCTCAGTATACAAAAATTGTTATGGAGCCTATTTAGTAATGAAAGCACCTTAGATTACAGGTTTACAAATTTATAAATTAGCAGCTAACTATTTACATATCAGATGGCATGAAGTATCAGAAAACTTCTTTTATGAAATCCAAATAAAAGAAAATAATCCAGAAATTTAGTTTACACAAAAACATGTTTCAGAAGACCCTGAATACTTTTTTGATAATTTATTACCAGAAAAAGAATATATTTTAAGAGTAAGATAGTTATTCGAAGAATTTGAACCATAGGATTGGGTATATTCAGAACCATTTACTACATTTAAACATAATGCATTTACAACTACAACGATGGATAGATTTTATTTGTCTAAACCATACGTTAGAAAAAAATTCTATGAAAAACAAGATGCTTATGTAGATTTTAACAATGATGCTGTAATGGCATCATTAATGAATGAATCTTTTGTATATGATTCTGAAATTGAATATGTTAGTTCTGTTAAAAATAAAATTGTAAAAGATAAAGAATATCACGAAATCCAAGGAGATGTTCCGACTGTTTGTTATCACCCAGATAGAACATGTATTTTTGAGATTGATGGCAAATTATATGCAACAGAAAAATGGCAAGCCGTTGTGAAAGTATCTGCTGATAAAGGACAAACATGGCAATATTATAAAGCATTTAATGATAGACTTGGTTGGCCTGTGTAGAATTCTATTGCCTGTCAAAACGGATCTACAACTTATGTATTAGGTTATGATAAAATCTTTAATGGTAGATCATAGACTGATATCAGATGGTCTACTAATGCATATAAAATGTAGGACGGAACATTAACATTTGCTAAATTAAATCAAAAAGAAAATAGCCTTGGATATGAAGTAGAAATTTTTGGTAATTTTGTTTAGTTACCTGGTACTTTAATGCATAAAGCAGAAGCTATTTCTTGTTCTGAAAAATATGTATTCGTTGCTGGGCAAAATCATATCCGTATGATTGATATTAATAATGCTCCTATTGATACAGTTGAAAGTTCTCCAACATTTGGGCAAAAGCAATGGGATCCTAAGAGTTATAAGATCGCTACATGTGCTAATTCTGTTATTAAGAAAATGGAATACTTAAATGATAAGTTATTCATTTTAGTAACAGGATCTACAGAACAAAGATATGAGAATCCTTCTCAAATCAGAAATGTAAAAAGAACAGAATGTACTGGGATTTATACATTCGATCCAGAAACTAAAAAGATAGAAAGAGTTTTTGGTAATACTGAAGAAGAAAGATCACATATAGATCATAATTGGACTGATATGTCTCAAAATGGTAAAGAGCTGTTTTTTGATTATTATCAACCGGGATTAAATGTTGTTCCGGACCAAGTAGATGAAAATTATTCTAATCAAGGAATTGCAAATCCAACAAGATATGAAGAATCTTTATATTATCTAACAGATAAAAAGAGACATCTTAGCACATTAAGAACTATCGGTTACGAAAAAACAATAAACCCAAATGAACCTTTAAAATGGTACTTCGGACCGCAGTCATATTATGGTGAAGCTAAGTATACTTATATGGCTCGTGGTAAAACTAGATCATGGTTAACACCCGTTACTCATAAGGCTGTTGTTGTATATCCGGAAAGAGATCATACATATAATATCGATTTATATAGAGAAATTAATAAAGAAGTTGCTTAGAAAGGTAATATTACAATTTATGCAAAAGATATTAATTTTTCTGGATTTAATGATTACTCAAATGGTATTTTATTCTACACAACAAACGGTGTAATTATTGGTTATTATGAATTTGAATATCGTGTAAAAGGCGAAGCAAATATTTTCTGGAAACCTGAGAATGTTATTTTAAGAGCAAGCCTAGAAAATCAAATTATTGAAATCAAACAAGAGAAATCCAAAGAAGAAGGTTTAGTTACACCTAATATTGTTCCGATGCTTAATAAAATGGGCCCTGAACATTATCTATCAGATGAAGGATTTTTTAGAACGTTTGTTAAGTATTATCTTGAGTTTATTTCTGAAGGAACTACTTCTCATTATTCAAGACTTGTAAATCTTATTAAAAACAAATACCCTAAAGAAGAAGACTCAATTGAGTTTTTATGGTCCGAAATGGGTAAACGTAATATTTATCTGTCGAAAGAAAAACGTGAACAAGTAACTAGATTCTTTGAAACTAGAAAATATGATTTTTATTCAGCTAAAGGAACAGAAGCATCATATAAATTTTTATTCAAATTATTATATGACGAAGATGTTGAACTTGAAATTGAATAGAAAAATACTGCTGAATATTATATTACTGTTGATTCTGATACGATTACGGAAGATATTGTTGGTACAACAATTTGGACACCAACGGCTAAGGCTAATGTAACTTATATTGAAAAAGTATATGACGAAGGTGTTCCATTCTGGCAAATAACGATCCATAATGTGTATGGAGAGTTTATTAAAGGCCAATAGTTATCATCAGACGATGTTCCTGACTTCACTGGAATGATTTCTAAAGGCGTTAAAGGTAAATTTTTATCTAATAACAGTAATGAATACCTAGGTCGCGGTAAATCTTATTATGTAATGCGAGTTAAATCTGCGTTATAGACATCAAGATATAGAGATGATGTAATGAGATTTTTACATCCTGTTGGATTTGGATTTATTGGTGTTACTATTATTTAGATGATTATTCGCGGCGGTTTAGATTTTAAACACTTTGAAACATCTATTAATATATACAAAAATTTAAGATTTGATGCTGGTATTCCATTAGAATACCCAGAAACATTAAGAAGACTTGATTCGTAGAACAATTACATCAGAGATGTTTATTTTGGCGAAATTCAAGAAGAAGCAAATCCACTTTATGGCAAAAACCCATTAGAAAATTGGCCAAATTACGACACAGATGAAAAAACCATTTATAACATGAAACCATCTGAACGTCGTAAGAAATGGTCACCGTTGTTTTGCGATTCTTGGTGTACTTGGTAGAATTGGAAACATTTAATTGAAAAACGATTAAAAGAAGATATGAGATTACCAAGAGATAAGATTAATACCATTAAAAAAATAGTTTAATTTATTATAAAGGAGAGTATATTAATTTATATTCTCCTTTTATTTTAGGTTATAATATGGAATATAAATTTATTAAAGAAAATAAACGTAAAGATCCTAGTAGATGTTCGTGCCCAGAACATAATGCACCTTCGTTTTTATATATCCCACCTGGACAATTATATAAACATATTTGTCCTTGGTGTAAACATGAAACATTTTTGAAATCAATGGAGTTCAAATGAAATCACACGTAGAATTATTAGCAAGATATGCTGTTTTATTATCTGAATTAAGTATTGTTAAACAAGGTTTATATGATTGGTTTAGTTCCTTATCATTAGAAGAAAAACTTAAGGTGTTTTTAGTAGATACATTTCCATTAGATGAAATTCTGAAAAAAGAACCTTACATTTTAAATTTCAAAAAAGAACCTTGGGAACGAAGATCCGATTGTGATTATTTTGAATTTGTAGAAAGATATCAAGATGTTTCAATCGATGATATCTATAAAGATTTTCATAATTATTATGAAGACGATGATGGGGAAATTGTCCGGGAAGACCCATTACATGAGTATTTGTTTGATTTATCTATCGATGAAAAAGTAAAATTTATTTTAGATGATGATTCAATTTCTTCAAGATATCTAAAACAAATGCTAGAACAAAATGTTTATTGTTTTGAATATGATTGGTAATTAAGATTTATTTTATTGAAGGATTCCTAAGTGGAATCCTTTTTTATTTTCTAAAATAAATAATTCATAATATAATAGAAAAATAAGAGAATATAAATGGCTAAACAAGTATTAACTTTAGGGTCAGCAGTTGATGACGGTCAAGGCGATTACCTTAGACTAGGCGGCCAGAAAATTAATTCTAATTTTAATGATGTTTATTCTGAATTAGGGGATGATACAAATTTATTCCCAGCTGGTTAGTGGAAATTAATTAGATCCGCTGACAAAGGAACGATTAATGCTAAATTTGGGCAATCTTACGCGATTGATAGTTCAGGTGGACCATTAGCAATTAATTTACCAAAAGGCACACCAGCAGACTACGGTAAAGTAATTAAAATTAGAGATGTCATCGGATCTTTTACTTCAAGACCCGTTACGATTATCGCCGCCCAAACAAATACAATTAAAGGTGTAAAATCAAAAAGATTAACTAGACGTTGGCAAGACATTGAATTAACTTTTGTTTAGCCAGGTCGTTGGGAATATCTTGAAAATAAATTAATCGACAGACTTTAGTCTACTGATGCTCCGACAATTGTTAAAAAAGAAATTATTGCTCAGGATAATCAAAAAGATTTTATTAATCCGTTTGGTGATACTGTTGCTTATAATACGCAAAATTTACTAGTTTATTATCGTGGTAACTTATTAACATACGGAACAACTTTAACAGATGATTCTGATTATGGCTCAGTTGATAAAACAAATGCAGATAATATTTTGCCGTTAGATGGTAAAACAATTAGACTTAGAAATGCATGTTCAGCTGGTGATACTGTTACGTTAATCACATTCTTAGATGATCCATAGGTATTCCAAAGTTCATACGTGTAGAAAACTTTACAAGTTATCGATAACAGAATTATGTAGGCTGTTCAATTAGGAAATAATACTAATGGAATTTTACATATAAATCCGTTTGAGAAAAGAATTTTTACTAGAGATGATTTAGGAATTACTGATGCTGATGGTTAGATCAACCCATTCAGTTTAGAAGTTTTAGTAAATGGTGTTCAATTAACTAGATCAGATCAAATTAATACTTCTTTAACAGGAAAACCAAGTTTCTGTTGCGAAAAGAATGGTATTAATGATTATGATGTTCCGGATTCATTTACTTGTGAGCAACAAGGTGGTGTTTGGAATGATTCTGGTATCGATTTTTGTGCTGTACAAAATAGTGCTGGTGATTATACATCAATCAAGTTTGCTGAACCTTTAGTTCATGGCGATATCATCACTGTAAGATGGTTTAATAATACCTTAGGAACATTATTATCTGAGCAAATGATTGACGACTTGATTTCTGCGGGATATCTAAGTTCTGATTATAATTTCTTTAGAAGAAATAGAATTCAATATGCAGATATCACAAGACCATCTGAATTAACAAAACAAGCGTTGCTTGATGATACTTCAGAAGTTAGATGTGCTTAGGTAACAGATTTCTTCGATTAGATTTATCCTATTGGTTAGATTTATATTAATGCTAATAATCCAGCAAATCCTAGAGATTATATGGGATTCGGCACATGGGTTCGTTTCGGTGAAGGTAGAACTATCGTTTCGTGGAATGCTTCAGATAGTAATGATGCAGATTTTGGTATTAATAATAATGCAAATAATGTTCATGCTGCGGGTGGTACTGGTGGTACTAGATCTAATAAATTATTACCATCTCAAATTCCTGCTTTAAACACTGATAATTTAGTTTTAGAAAAAGCAACAAACGGTGATGTAATTGTTGGTCAGTGCCAAGAAGATCCTGATACAAATGGTCCTGGTTATAAAAAATATAACGAAGTTAGAGCAAATGTTGGCGCATAGAAAGGCGAAAACAATACAGTGAATAACTTACCCCCATATATTACAGTTCATATGTGGCTACGTTGCGCTTAATTTTAATAGGATAATAAAATGAAGAATATTTTAAAAGCAAACGCAAGAGAAACAGCAAGAACAATTAATTAGAATGCCGTTTCGTTACGTTATGATAACACAAAAGCAAGACCTGCATTAATTGGCGGTAAAGCTAAAATCGGTGATCCTGATATCGATGCTCTTCAACAAAATATTATTGATTCTAATGTTCATTCTGCGTTAAATCAAATTGAAAATTCATTTATTCCAGTTAATGGAATTATGATTACCGCAGAGAACTATGATCCAGCGGGAAACGGTATGACAGAACGTTTAACGATTTAGCTGCCAAGTTCATCTGTAATTAATAAAGGAACCTTATTAATCAGAGGTGCATTAGTTGAATTTGATGTTGGCGATGTATTAACAACAGTTACACAAAAAATTTAGGATCAACTTGCTTTATTAGTAGAAAATCAAACCGGTATTGATAAAGTGTATAGACCAACTGGGACAACTGATGTTTTAGACGTAACTTATATCGATAGAAATTATCATGAACCTATTGAAATTAATGACCAAGTTTTAGGTATTAATATCACCGGATCTGTAGTTACACACCCTCAAACCGGTTATGGGACATGGGATAAAGTTGCCGTAAATAATACATTAGTTCCTGGTCTTAATCTAAGCATCTGGAGAAGAATTTCATGAGTCAAAATAGAACAAATAATATTAATCGTCATACGTAGGATTATGCTTAGTAGGTACTTCTAAATAAGTCTAGTCTTACCCGTGGACTACAAGTTGCAGATAATCTCCAAGATGTATTAAATTTGCTTGGGGAAACCGCATTAAAAAGTTATCAATTACCAATTTCTAATACTCGAGTTGCTGGTATTGTTCGTGCAGCTACACAAGAAGAAGTTGACGCAGGTTCCGCATAGAACATTTATGTATAGCCTTTAACATTAAAATCAACTGTTACTAAACCAGAAGCAACAGAAACAGTTAAAGGTATTGCAAGATTCTAGACAGATACCGATGCAAATAACATAAATGAATCAAGAACAATTATTAATCCTAAAAATTTACATAAAGTTTTTGATACAAGAAGAGCAACAGAAACAAAAGCTGGTACTATAGTAACATCAACTCAATCACAAGCTGAAACTGGTGTGGATGATACTTAGGCAATGACTCCGTTAAGAGTAAAACAAGCTGTTGCTAAATTTACACCTAAAGTTGAATTTGCTACAGCATCAGAAACTGTTTCCGGATATACTAGACTTGCTTCAAAAGGTCAAGTACAACAAGGCACCTTAAACGTTGGGTATGCTGTATCTCCAAAATCATTTGTCGAATCTAGAGCAACTCAAACAGCTGTTGGTACTGTACAAATGGCAACAAATGACCAAGCTCTTAATAGCTCTGCTACTGATTTAGCGATTTAGCCGGCGAATTTAAGAGCATTAATAACAAGTACAGCTAGCGCAAATAAACCGGGTTTAGTTAAATTAACAAATGATGTAAATAGCTCTGATTAGACTGCAGCTTTAGCACCAACCGCAAGAGTTGTTCCTCAGTCTAGAAGAATTAATGGTAAAGCATTAGATAATGATATTAATATTACTTCTGGCGATGTAAATTGTTATAATAGACAAGAATCAGACCAAAGATATTTCGGTCAAGGTGTTCCTGCTGGAACTGTTGTTGCATATGCTGGTCAGAATATTCCTAATGGTTGGATTGCTTGTCATGGCCAATGGTTAAATCGTCATCAATACCCAAATTTATTCAATGCTATTGGATATACTTATGGCGGTGGCGGTGATGGATTCCATTTACCAGAAACTCGCGGTGAATTTATTCGTGGATTTGATTCAGGCCGTGGTGCTGATAGAGATAGAAGATACGGTTCATGGCAAAAAGCTACTATTGCTTGTGCAAACGGTGCGGATTATGAAGGTGGTTATGCTCATGGATTAGCGATTGGTCCAAATTTTTCTGGACAAGGTCATTGGGAATGGGATAGACCTGGTGAACGTTGTAGATATGGTGTTTATCATTGTAGAAATCACCCAGCAAGATGGGTTGGACCGGCAAATAATTCTCATAATTATTCTAGATGGCAAGCTGCTCAAATTTTAGGCGGCGATTACGTAGATCATGGAATGGTTCAAGGTATTTTCCAACAATTTGCTAATGGTGGGGGCAATCAAGACGCTACACAGTCGTTGGCAAATGATGATAGAATTGGGAATGGACATGTAACGTATGGTTCTAGACCTAGAAATATTACAATGCATTATATTATTAAAACATAATAAAAAGGAGCCAAATGGCTCCTTTATTTTTATTTGAAGAAATCTTTAATTTTTTGAATTAAACTTTTCTTTTTAGTTTTTTCTTGAAGTTCTTTAATTGCTTCAATTAATAATCCAATTACTTGGTTATAACTAACAGTCATGTAATTTGTATTTTTATCAATTCTAACAGCAGATGGTAACACTTCTTTTAAGTCTTGTGCAATTAAACCAGCAGAAGATTCCCATATATCAGTTCCAATTTGATTAACTTCATACGTATATCCAGATAATTTTTGAACTTTTTCTAAAGCATTATCAATTCTATTTAGATTACGTTTTAAGCGTTTATCTGATCTGATATTAACATCGTTTACATCTAAGTTACCGACGAAGTATGCACCGTTTCTAGAATGGAAATGATTTGCTTCCATATTACCACCGGCATACATTTTACCCGGCGCATAGAATTCACCATCATGTCTAAACATCCAGCGAACTTCGCGACCGTTATCTTCTCTAATTTGAACAACCCCGTTACCCCAACCATCGTTACTAGATGATTCGTAACCAAATGATAATGCAGCGATCCAACCACCCCAGGAATTTCTTACTCTACCTCCCAAGAAAGGGACAAACTCATGTTTATTTGCTGCATTATATTCATTTGCCCAATATGCAGCGTTTCCATCATTATATGCACCAGCCCATGAACCACCTCTTGAATTCACTCTTATATCATTAAAAGTTTTTGTTCCCGTAACAGTCTGAGAAGTATTAATCGTTACTGCATCAGAAATACCATAACCACCAATTGTCTAAGGTTTACCTGCTAAAACACCCCAATTAATTTCATCTTTAAATGCAAGTTCACCGTTACGTTTTCTTAATGTAGCTATATTTATATTAGAACCATTTGTTTCACGATAAATTACTGAAAGCATATAATCACTTGAATTCGGATTTGTTTCTATTCTAGAATATCTACCTGAAGTATTGACTAGACTAATACCAGACCAATCATGATGCCTAAAGCTTACATCACCAGTAAATGTTCCCCCGGTTTTATCCATTTTATTAGATTCTAAAGTAGAAACTTTATTATTTGTTACATCAAGATGATTTTGAAAAACAAACTCGCCAAGATCAGTAACATCTACAGTTGCTTTTAATCGCTAACCAGCCCAACCGATATAAACCTAATTATTATACATTCCAGTTTTACCGCCTTGTTTAACAGCATTCTAGATATTATATCCTTCAACTGTAGTGGGTTTATTTGTAATATGATTCCAAGATGGCAATTGGCTTTCTGTAAAAATTAATTTTCCGGCATATTGAATTGAACCATTGGATTTTAGCACGAAAAATTTATTTGTTAAAGGGTTTTTAATATAAACAGATTCATCTGTTAAACCAATTTCGCCAACTTTCTATTTATCCGTTCCGGTATTAACAAATTTTACACTATTACTAACAATAACATCTCTCTAATTCACATTATTCTATGCGATTAAATTAACCAAAGACAAATCACCGGTCATTGTATCACCGGATTTGCTTACTTTTGTGTTTGCGGTATTCAAAGCATCAACACCTTTATCAAATGCTGTTTTAACAGCTAATGACGATGCCGCGATTGTTTGATCCTATGAAGCCACCTAATTATCAAGTTTTACAATACCAGCCAATTTAGTACTCTAAATTGGAATCGTTTCTGAGTCATAAACTAGACGATCTTTATAATATAAATTACCAGCTTGATTGTTATTAATTTTGATATCTTTATTATTGTATTCAATCTAAGATTCTTTATTTCCGTTTACAATTTTATATGAATCCTAAACTGTTACATTAGTTGTCTGAACACCGCTATTCTAAATGGTATTTTTTAAATTCTCGATTTCTGATATAGCAACTGTTCTAACCCATTTAGTATTCGCTGCTTGTTCCTAATTATCATTCTAAGGAATTTCTTTCTTAACTAATAGATTACCATTAACTGTTAATGATTGTGCTTCTAAAGTGTTGATAGATGCATTCTAAGAGTTGATTTTATCTTTATCTAAAGTAAGAATATTATTTCCATTTACTTTTAGATCAATCCCTTCATTTTTGAATAAAATTTCGTTAGAATTCTGTTTACCTGCTAAAGTTGTCTGAGATTTGATAGAACCAACACGTTGATTATCAGTTTTAAAAATAACAGATGACTAATTTAACCCATCAAATGTTAAATTACCTGTCATCTAGTCACCAGATTTATCAACTTTATTATTATTTTTTAAGTCATTAAAGTCAAGTTTACCATCAGAATCAATAATAGTTTTACCAGTAGGAGTAACTAAAGGTTTATTCAAAATAACATTTCTAGTTCTTTGATCTCTGTTATCATCATACCCTAATACTAAATCCGCTGGTTTATTTTTAGAGCCCGCTGAGATATTTGTATTCACAAATCCGTTATCGTTTGTAAATGATAACCCAGCACCACCGTCTACTCTTGCATATAATTTATTAATGTAATGATTATCAACAGATAATTGTGCAAAAAATCCATTACCAAATTTTCTATTCTATAATCCAAGGCTCTAATATCCATCTGAAAATGGTAAAATATTATGATTAGACTAAGCAGTTACTAAATCTTTATTATTAGGTCTGATTTCAGTTTCACCATTTTTGACTAAAAAGTATTCACCACCGATATCAGCCCATTGTGGATAATTACCTGTAGTTACAACAGTTCCTTGCACTTTAGGGAATGTAATATTCTAACCAGTTGAAGTCTAAAGTGATAATTCACCGGTTTTTGATAATTCCATTTTAGATGTATTACCACCTAAAGTTAATTTAACTTTAGGTGTAAAATATTCATCGCCGGCTACAGTAATTTCTCTTTTAACTGTAGGTCTATTTATTGTAGCAGCATTTAGCACTTCACCTTTATCCACGTCTGGTTTAGCTGAAGTCTAAAAGATTTTATATGTTTTTTTGTAATACAAATTCTATCCATCATCGGCAAGATTTAAATTACCAGTATGCCAGATTGTATTACCTGCAATTGTCTAGCTAGAATTTAATTGCATTTTACTTTCCTTTAAATTTATATTCTTATATTAATTATTTAAAAATCAATAGATAAAATAAAAGGCGGAACAACCGCCTTTGTAAATTATTAATTATTCTTGAAGATCTTCTGTATAAGGTATTAACATCTATGACTTTTTAACACCGCCGTTTATTTGTTTTAAACTGGTTTTAATTTTCTTCAAGTCATCTATATTTGTAATTTGAACTTGCTCACCGGAATATAATTGAACCGGATCATTAACACCTTTAACTAACTGAATAGCACTTGTACCTGCTTGTGTTAAACCATCAGTTGCAACCTTAGTAATATAGATCGGTTCTGCAATCATAGCACCGTTAATTCCTATAACTACACTATTTTTCTTTTGAACCGGCGTTTCTAGAATAACACTACGATCGCTAACTTTTTTGATTCTAACAGTATGTCCTTTAACACCTAAAATTTCAATAGAGCCAAGACTGTTAGCATCGGCATAAGGAACTGCAACAGCAACATCTGTATTGACCGTAATGATACCCGTAGCGATGATTTGCTATAAATGATCTGCATTTCTAGGAGCTGTGATCTAGGCCCTAATTGTAGCATCACCTTTAATTGTTAAAATACCATTCTTAGCAGTAATCAGATTTTCATCAAATGTAAAACCATCATCTGTGTACAAGAATTCTTTCCATTTGTTATATATGTCTTGAGCCTACATAATACCTTGAACTACAACATTAATCTTTTCACCTGCCATACTGAAAGTGCAGGTGCTATTATTTTCAATATGTCTGTATTCTTCATCAACGGTTAATTTAACTTCAGCTGCGATTGTTGGTGTGCCAAGTGTTGCACCGATATCTTCAGTCTGATTGACGATTTCATCAGTATATGTTTTAATAGTTGGGTGGCGTATTGTTCTAGACCAGTTAATAAATTCAGAGTTTGGTAAAATTACATTAGTTGGGTCTAACACTCCTGTTGGTTTTGATTCACGAGCATTAGTTGTAACCTCAGTCAGTAAATCGATGTAAGGTAATGCTTCACCACCGGCACTTTTCTTGAGCTTTTTGTTTTCTAAATAGATGAACTAATCTAAATACAAAGACTCTTTTGTGATGGCATCCCTATGTAATGTTGACCTATCATTTATAAAACCTTTAGCAGAGTTTGGTATATCTGATTTCATTTTGTATCGTATCTTAGCATCTGAAATATTAAAAGATTCATTGATACAAACAAACCTACATGCTCTACCATCTTTACCATTATTAACATAATTCAGTCTTAATTTGCAAGAGAAGAATGCTAAAGTATTATTACCATTTATCCAAGCATCGCAGTCTACTGAGTTCTATTTCTGGGTACCATCATATAAACTTAAACCGCGAACCCCAATATTACCGGCACTCCAATTTAATAAATTTGGCCCGCAGTTTTTAAATGTAATATCGTTCAGTTTAACACCTTTAGCTAATTCAATACACCATAGACCTTCAAACAAATTGGGTTTGCCAGGCAATCCACGAATAACAGTACCTGGGTTTGTGTATAAAAACACTTGTTCTGATGGAGATCTTCTTCTAACACGTAAGTGCATCCCTTCGATTTTATTTGCAGTAAAGTTTACGCGACCGTTGTCCGGCAATACCATAACATTAGTGTTGATAAAATTAACATTCCCTTCAGTAACACGTCTTTGTTTAAATGAATGATTAATAAGAATATCACAACTATCGAAAGTTACTTCACTATTTTTACCAGTTATAGTGTTAATTCCAGGGCTGTTAGATCCTAGTTTCTCTGGTGTAGTTATTAAGATTTCATCTTTAAATAAGACCTTTTGATTTTCTTTTGTTCTAAGGTACGCACCCGTACCATTGGAAGAAGGTGGAGCACTAATCACTCGATAATTAGGTGTTGTTTGATTAGTTATATAGTCAAAATTTGAATTATCTGTTGTGCCTGAAAATGTAATCTACATCAGCTTATTTTCCTTTTGGCTAAAATATTATCACCAGTTGGGTCAGAACAAATCGTGTCATAACCATCTTTAATAATTCTGTATACTTGCGATGGACTTAGTTCTTGATTTTCGTAAAGGTAATAATTTTGTTGTTCATTATAATTTTTGAATTGATACTGAGTAATATAATCAATCCATGATTTTTCATTCGTTTGAGGACTTACATTAGGAAGATTTAATCTATGAGCAATTGATCCGGTTGCATCTGAAACATAAGTATCAAATCCAGAGCCAGCTCTTACATAATAAACCGTATTAGGTTTTAATTCTTCTCTAGACGGCAGCGAATGAATTAATTTTTCAAATCTAATTAATGGCATTTCGGTTGCCTCATTATAAAATTCTTCATTTCTTATATATTTAATTTTGGCGGGGTCCCATTTTATTTTAGTTCCATTTACGACTAAATATCCATCTCCTTGCTCAGAGATTTGATCTTCATTTTCTACAGTAAATGTTACGGGATCTTCATTAAATGGAACCAATTTTAACTAATACCCCATATTATACTAAGTTGCAATAATCTAAAATTTACCAATTACTTCGGTTTGTTTTATTGAACTACGTGTTAAATCGAAAATATAAAATTTGTATTTAGCATTTAATAAATCATTTGCCGTTATTACATTTTCGATATTATAAGAATTAGTGATATCAAAAATAGCTTTTATATGATACTAAGTATATTCACGTAACTAAGGTTTTAAAGTATGATACCCGCTCAGATCTATATGTTCTGTCCAAATACACATCATAGAGCCTAATACTTTTGATGTATCTTTTAATCGCGTAAATGTATTTTGATAACCAAAAACAGATAAATCCCATCTTTCAATCTAGTCTCTACCAGCGTAAACCTAGTTCCAGCTAGTAACATCTCTTCTATCATTAGGAACAGAATAACAAAACCACGCAGTCTAGTTCCATAAATTATTTCCATAATCGGAAATTTCTTGAGCGGTTGCTCTGGTTTTTAATCTTTCTGTTTCTACTTCAGAACCTTTTGTTGCTTCGCCGGATTGACTCCAATAAACAACATCTAATCTTGTGTTTAATAAACCTTGTTTAAGTATATCTTTTGTAATAAAATCATTCCAGACTTTTGTTCTGCAATTGTAAGTTTCTGATATCCATAAAGAAAGATTATTAAAAAAATTGCATACATTTACTGGGGTATTCTCCGTTCCAAATTCAAATTCATCACCCCCTAAATGAATCGTTTTTGTATTAGTAAAAGCACCCATCAGTTCTGCGATTAATTCTTTCACTAATCGATAAGTTTCGGGGGAACCTAAATGTAATTGGTATCCCCCTTCGTGGGTTCTTACTGAATTCCAGTAATCCCAATTATGATTGAATAATAAATCAAGCAGTTTATTAGAATGAGCTGGAAGTTCCAATTCCGGGATTAATTCAATTCCTAATGATTTAGCGTGGTTTGATAATGATTTTATTTCATTAAGAGATAACACCATTTTATTTTCATTATATCCATCTGGATTAGCCGGATTGCCTAATACTTTTGATTCAATAGCGTAATGATTAGAATCACAGAAGTGAAGCTGAACATATTTACCACCAAGTTCCGCAACTTGTGAGATAATATTTCGGATAGAATAATAATCATAAGATGTTCTAGCTATATCTAACATTAAACCGCTTGACTTCATATTACCAACTTACTGAATCCCATTGAGTTTTAACAGCTTTACCTTTATATGTTAAGGTGCCGCTTGCGTCTTCATTTAATTGATCTAAAACTGTTTTATTTTCATGGCTATGCATGTTTTGCACAGCTTGATCGATTTGAGCAACCGTAGAACTTGGTTTATCTGCTAAATTAGCCCATGATAAATTCAAATCCATCTACTCGGTTTCAGAAATTTTAATCCATTGATTATCATTTCTTAAATATCTTGCACCACCACGAGTAACAGTTGAATCCTAAGATGCATCGATTACATAAACCTCAGATCCATTTACTACAGCAGTTAACAAATCACGCTCAGTAATACTTTGTACTACTTTTAATGATCCTTGAGATTTTTTGAGTTCTTCGATTAAAATTTTAGCATCTTTTTCTGAAAAACTTCTGCGGGCTTTACCGTTTTTCTGTGTTACATATACCTCAACATAGTTTTCATTTTCCTGATCTGCGATTAGGTAAATCTAATCGGCTTTAAGACTAGCAGGTAACGACGTTTCTTTAAAAATTTGAAATTGTGCCATTTAATTTTCCTTTACCAATTTGTTGATGCCCACTGAAATGTTTCGTCTTCTTTAACCTTTACGCCTTTTCTTTTCAAGTAATCGGAAATCCCTTTTACTTGTTGAGATAATTCGTGAACCGGTCTATTTAAAACGCCAACATCGTTTTCATCTTTATATCCAGTAAGGTATTCACCGTCTTTTATGTAATTAATATTTTCCATGAATACACCTATGAAATTTAAATAATATAATAAATTTATTTAATAAAAGGTTTATTCACGTGAAAGAAAATCAACATCTAAATTAGGCCATTGATGTTACAAAAAGATTAGACTATATTCGTAACGGAGAACCGTTAGCAGGATATATTTCTGAGAATGATGTTGGGCCTTTGAATAGAACAGCAAAACAATTACATGATTTTATTATTTTCTTAAAAGATGAAATTGTGGAATTAAAAGGAAAAATTAAAGAACCTGAAGTTAGCCCTGAAGTTCAAACAGAACAACCTACTCAATTAGTAGAAATCTCTGAAAGAATTGACCATATTCAAAAAGTTGTTGCTGAAAGATTAACAGAATCAGATAAAAGACTCCAAAGAATTGATAATGATATCGATCAATACTTAAGAACAAAACCGTAGAACTTCTTGGATTATAGTACAATCCAACAATTAGAAAAAACGATCGAAACTTTAGAACGTAAAGTACTTGAATTAGAAAAAATTAAGGTTAAAGAAGTTTTATCGGAAAGTCCTAACGGATTAACTGAGGAACAAATTGCTCCTTATGTTGCATTAATTAATTCCTTAGAATCTAAAGTAAGAAAAATTGAAATAGAAATTGGTAATTATGATAGAGAATAGAATCAAGGTTCTGGATTAAAAAATCAAGTTAACCAATTATTAAAAATTACAGCAAGAACAACTGATTTATTAAATTCATATTCAACAACTTTATCCCAAGCGCAAGAAAGTAAAATTATTGAATTATTAGATGCTAGAATTTAGCCTTTAAAAATTAAATCAGAACAGTCATTTAGTATTTCAAAAGAAATCAACGAAAGAATGGCCGCTCATGAAAATAAAATAAATCAGTTTGAACAAAAATTTGATGTTTTAGATTTATTAGAAAACCAATAGTTATAGAGTTTTTTAGTTGATATTCAAACAGATGCTAAAGAAGCGAAAGCTAGATCATTAGAAAATAAAACAAAATCAACAGAGTTAGAAGAACAATTAACATCAACAACTGATAAAGCTGATACTAATAAATCTGATCTCAATAAATTAAAAACATTAATCGGTTCATAGGAATTAATTACCAATTAGATTTTATAGACTTTAGAAACTGTTGTTGGAACAATCGGTTCTCCTACAGTTGAAAATTCTATTGTTGGTCAATTAACTCAGATCTAGACATTAAAAAGTGAATTCTCGGAAAACATTCAAAATATTAATTTAATTATTGGTTAGAATGTTCCGGGTCAAGAAACTGGCTTTTACAGATTATTAAATGAAGCTAAACTTGGTAAAGTGTCTTATTATAAATTTAGAATTCCAGATGAAGCTAAAAAATATAAAAGACTTTAGATAACATTACCAGATTATATTGCAAATAAAGGTAATTCATTTATTGTTAGAACTTATCAAGATCATAAGAATTTTATCGTGTAGTACGATCAAGCATCTAAAAAATTATTTTTGGATTTAAGCAATCTTTAGTCTGCTACTGATATTATTATTCTTCCAATTAAAGTTGAAGAATCTGGTATTTCAGAATCAAGTATTGAATACATTGAATTAAAAGAAGGTGTTGAAGCATGAACACGATAATTAGTAACCCAAGACAATTAAAAGATCTTATTTTACGTCGTTTAGGTGCTCCTGTTATTAATATCGAAATCACCGAAGAACAAATTTATGATTGTATTTACAGAGCATTAGAACTTTATGGCGAATATCATTACTAGGGTTTAAACAAAAACTATTATATTATCAAAGTTTCAGAAGCTCAAGCTAAAACAGGTTTATTTGAAATGCAACCTTAGATTTTTGCCGTTACTAGAATCATTAGAACGAGTTCTGGTGCATTTTTAGGAATGGGTGGTGGTACTATGTATACCTGGGTTTCTGATTTCGTACAGAGCATTATGGGGAATAATATGAACTAGGGCCAATGTTATTCTGCATAGACTTTATCTGGAATGGGTGGTAATTTATCTTATTATAGTTCTATGATGTCCGGATTAAATTTAATGCAAGATGTATTAAATCCATTACCAGAATTTTTTTACAATACACAAAACAACCAGCTCCAAGTGTATAAAAATTTCTATGAAGGCGATTTGTTAGTGATAGAAGCTTATACTAAGTCCTTCGATAACGATTTAGATTTTTCTGATAATTACTACCGAGCAGGTAACGTCATTTATGCTGGTGAGAAACAGGAATAGGTATACGGGCAAACAAGATACGAAAATCCGCAATTATACGCAAGAGTAGGTTCTGGTGAAATTGTGACTAACTTATACTAGAACACAAACGATCAATCCGCATTTGATAACAGATGGCTTAAAGATTATTCCACCGCTTTAACAAAAGAAGTATGGGGTCAAATATTATCAAAACATCAAGGTATGAGTTTACCGGGTGGTGTTCAAATTGATGGTAATAGATTAATTCAAGAAGCAAAAGAGGAAATTCAAAATCTTCGCGAGGAATTATATCAATTAACTATACCTGATATGATTTTATATGGATAATAGGTGATTTATGTTTGCAAAATTAGAAAATCAAAAAGATTATATTTAGAGCACTAATAAAGATTACTTTTTAAATCCCTATTTTAATAATCACAATCACGATGGGCAGCAAACTTTACAAGATATTTTGGTTCAAGAATCAATTCAGTCTAGAGGGATTGAATTGGTTTATTTAGAAAGAGATCAAGCGAATTTAGATTTATTATACGGTGAAGATCCATAGAATGAATTTAATAATGCTAAAAAGTTTGTTGCATATTTAGAATCTTTTGATGGTTATTAGGGCCAAAATGAATTTTTCTAGAAATTTGGGATGTCTGTTAACGATGAAATTACATTACAAATAAATCCTAATTTGTTTAATCAGCAAACTGGGACATTTCCTAAAGAAGGTGATTTATTATATTTCCCGATGGACAAAGCATTATTTGAAATTACTTGGTGTACTCCTAGGGATTAGTTTTATCAAAATGGTGTTTTATAGATTTAGAAGATTCAAGCTCAAAAATTCATTTACTCCCATGAGAAAATAGATCCTAAATTACAAAATGCAGAAATCAGCTCTGATATGTATAATTTAGATTTAAATGAATTAACTAAATTTGAATCAGATGATTTAGAATAGCTATTTGGATTATCAGAACAACTAGAAAAATCTACTGATATATATAAAGATCAATTAAAAGAAGATAAATTAATTAAGAAAAGTTTTTAGAAGATTGATATTGATACCAGTCCAGTTAATGGGCAAACTGGTCATGATATTGAATTTTTAGATGAGGATTATTAATGGAAACAAATGTTACTGAAAATTTAAAATTTCCAGGGTGGGCATAGAGACTCGGTACAGGCAGCATAGCGAATAGAGTAAGAGAGCAATTTAACATTTACCCATAGTTTTGGTTATAGTCTATAAGAAGAAAAACCGTTACTATTTCTTTAGATAAGTATAATGATAAAGTTTCTGAATATTTTTGGTCTATACTGGTAGACCCCAATAAAGTAAAAAATTTTATTTTAAATAACGCCGATCAGTATACAGATTTAATAATTAATTTTAATAGGTGGGGCAATAAACACACGATTAATTGGTATGATGATCAAAGATTAACCCCACTAAATTTAAATGGAATAACCGTAAGATCATTAACAATAAATTAGCATGGGATGAAAACTACTAGAGGTAATTCGCGCGGCGGCTTAGGTTCTTATGAAGCATTTACAAATATTAATACTAAAGTTCAAACGAATTATAATTAAGATATGAAAATAGCATATGGAAGATTAATTGCATCAAAAGAAACCGATGAATATTTATTAAATTTGTGCAAGAAATTAAATCTAAAAGATATTTAGAAAGAATTTCATATTACTTGTTTATATACTCCTGGAACAGAAGAAACATTAGAAAAATTAATCGCAAGAGAAGCCTCAGATCTTGGTGTATAGTTACCGGTAAAAGCAAAATTTAAATCATTTAGACTTTTTGGTAATACTTTAGTTCTTGAATTAGAATGTAAAGAAGCAACTGAGATTTTTAATCAATTAAAACTCAGAGGAGCAAAATGGAAACATAAAGAATTTATTGTTCATTGCTCATTAAGTTATAATTGCGATAAAATTCCAGATCAAAAAGTAAATATTAAAGAATTGGTATTTGATGACTATAAAGCAGAATACTAGAATGATGATATCAGTAAAGATAGTATTATCAGAGAACATATAGTGCAAAAAGAACAGAAATTATATTCTTTAAATGATTATTTCATTCAAAAATTAAATGAAAAATATCAAGATTATAATTTTGGATATTAATAATAAAGGCAGGATTTCCTGCCTTTTGTTTTTCTAGCCGCTGCCTAGATACTTCTACTTGCTTGTTATCAGCTGGCCGAAGCAGCACTCTGCGGATTCCTATAAGAGGGAACATTTACTCTTTATTAAAATTTAAAGAAAATCTAAACTTCTTCAGTTTGGTCCATCTATCTGATGATAGGTGTTCTATTTTCAATATAAAGCAATTCACCAGAATGTTGAAGTAAATCATCTTTACGATGAGAATTCCCAGTAGCTTTAATTTTACTTTTCTAAGTGGAATTTTTTAATTCTGGGTTCATAATTAACCCTAATTGTCTAAACCCAGTATTTCCCGGTAAAGTTGTTTCAGAAAAATAAATAGAATCCATATATGCTTTAAATCTTAATGTATTACATTTTGTTCTGAATACTAATTGATTATCCTAGTCCCAGCTTAATACATTTTTATATCCCCATTTTTCTGGGTTTTTCTAAAGTTCATCTGGCATAGGAACAACTAGGTATTCATTTGTTACTCTATTCACAACAACATCAACTGGAATTGAATACAAATATTCCCATTTATATCCATCTTCCATATCAATCGCATCGCCAGTTCCTCTAGGAGCATAAATAGATTCGTATTTTGGCGTCCATTTACCGCCGAATTTCTAGCATGTGATTTTATCTGTTGCGATATCAATAGAGCATTCACCTTCACTTGGAACATCAACACATCTATAAACTTTAATACCTTCGCCTGGTGCAATCTGGTTAAAAATACCAGTATTCACTGCAATAATATCATTAATGTAGAATGTTTTTGAGGTTGCATATCTCTAATCGCCCCAATCCTTTCTTGGAATTACAGCATCAAAATAAGCCTCTGGTATCTTTATAATACCAACCATGTTATTCCATACGTCTACTATACCAGCAGTGTTATCTAGAGGCATTGGCGGGCTGAAATCATATTCAGTTTCGCGTTCTGACCAAGATGATTCTTTACCGAACTACAAATAAATGGAATTTTTATCAGCAGAAGCACCCACCTTGTTCATAAAGTTTACTAAGTTTTGAGTTCTAAATTTAGATGTAATTAACTATCTATAACTTGGCATATCTTATTATTCAAATAATTCCGGGAACATGTCTTCAGCATCTAACTTATCCATGTTATAACCATCTGGTGATAAAATATATTTTTTAACTTTATCTTTAGGGCCAGTGATATCACATTCATGACCGCGTTTAAATTTAAATTTAATACCAAATTTCTTTTCAGTTTCTTTTTGTTCTTTAGCACCACCGTCAAAAATTACATCAGCATCAAGTGTAATATTTTTTTCGGTGATTAAAGATTCATTCATTAATTCTTGTAAGGATTTCATATTTTACCTCTTTATTCTATTTAGATAAATTTATTTAATATTCCAAAATCCTTTTCAATTAATTTATATGCATTACTCATATCTTCTTTTGACATATTAGAAATTTTAGACTGAATTTCTTGTTCAGATAGTTCAACGTATTCAAAACAATATAACTCTGAATCATCTGGAAGTTTATCATATAATTTAATTGATAATTCAATTAATTCATTTACTTTCTTCGCAAAGAATTCATTATTTTTATGATGTTTACGTTGGAAGAAAACTTTTTCAATTTCAATTGGAATAATACCACGTTTATCTTTTCGATATAGCATACCATTTGCTGCTTGAGCATATTCTGTTGAAGTTTTTACTTCTTTATTCAAATATTTTTCAACAGAATGATAATCTGTTCTTCCTGCAATAGTTTCTGGGCTAATATTCCATTGTCTTACAATTGAGGGATATAAGCTTGTGAGATCGTCTGACACAATCCATCCGTATCTCATTCCAATTTTAGGTTCTTTTACATAGGCACCAACATAAGTTTCTTTAGGATGAGATCTTTTCATCGGAACAATTTTATTTTGGTTTAAAAGAGAATTAAAAATAATTCCATCCCATGTTGTTACAGGTGATAATACTTTTTCAAAATTAATATGTGAGTAATATGATAGACTTACCGCTAATAATAAAAATTTTAATTTATTATCAAGCTTTTCAATTAATAAAGTATCTTGAATGTTATAATCACAATAACGTTGAGGATCTTCTTCCGCAAGTTTCCATAAAGGACCATCATATTCAAGTTTATTTTCACCGAGTTCTAATTCAGCAATAAAATCTAATTTATATGATGATCTCGCGGTGATTCTGAATTTTTTATATAAAGCAAGATAATCCAAAATAGCAATACCAGCAAATGAATAAGTTTTTTCTGGGAATTCATCATCTGCACTAGAGCCTTCTGCAATTCTTGAACCAATAAATCCAAATGGGCTAAAATTAGATGTGACTTTTTCTCCAAATAATTTATTATATCTATTCACCATGTACTGGATATCATAATTGTCAATATTCCAGCCTGTTACAATATGAGGATAATTAGATTTCCAATATGTTAAGTAATCTAATAACATTTCTTGTTCTGAATTAAAATACTTATATTTAGCGCGGTTTAAAATTTCTTTAGATAATGTACTTTTATTTCTGTCCCATTTTCTAGTTGAAAAAAGCCAGATATCACCTGTAATTGAATCGATATGAGAAATAGCATCAATTTCTTCTTTTGCTTCATTTGGATATGGGAAACCATTTTTTGAAACTGTTTCAATATCGATAGATGCAATTCTTAATTTACTAGCATCAAAACTAACTGGGCCTGGGTATAAATCAGCTAAGTATAGCAATTCAAGATTTTCTTGCCCAAGTACTTCTTGATTTGCATCTATCATCAACCGACGATTATCTCTATATTCTTTAACAGAATTAAAATCAAATCGTTGAACGTTATTCCCATAAATATCTTGATATCCTGTTTCATGATTACAATTCAAAAAATACCATGGCTGCATTTGAATTTTTTCAATTTTATCTTGACCATTTTCAAAATATCTATGATATAAATATTCACCGCGCGAATACACATTTGAATAAAATTTATTCACTTTTTACCTCTTCTAAAGTCGTGAAGAAATCACTTAATTTATTTGTTTTATATTTCTTATCTGTAATAATTGTAACACATTTCATATTAATTATTTCTACAAATTCACCAGAATAATATTCATTAAACCCAAATTCATCTGAATAATAATCATACTTAATTGTTTGGTCTTCTTTATTTCTTGCTCGTAAAATAAGTTCTTTATTTTGGTCTTTGCATAATACATAATAATTATATTGATCATCATTAGAAAAGACACCAGCATTTACGCTCATTGAAACCAATAAAGCAAATAATAACTTTTTCATAAAATCCTCTTTATACAAAATTGTTCTTAAATAATATAAAATAATTTGCAAATTATTACTAAAACAAAGGTTAACTTTAATGAAATTTCAGAATAAGAAAAGATTAATTGACGTCGGAGAAATTGGTAACGCTTAGACCGGCGATATCATTTTTAATGGTGGCGTAAAAATTAATGAAGTTTTCTAGGATTTATACAGTGTATTTGGTGATAGACGATTACTAAAAGGTAACGATGGCCAAAATTTAATGATTCTTCATGGTACTGGATATTATCAAAAACTCCCTAGATCAGAATATACCACAGAAATAGAAATCGGCTAGATGCATGATATCAGTACATCAGATGGTCCATTGACAATTAGATTACCAACAAATTGTAAAGCAGGTGAAAGAGTTAGAATTTAGAATTTCGATGGTTCATGGAAAAACTTTACTTTATAGGTTGATGCAAATTCTGGTGGTAATATTGATGGTAAGCAAATACAAAAATACAATCAAGATTTTTGTGAAATTCAATTTGTGTGTACAGATGATTCTCAATTAAATGTTCGTGGTTGGAAAGCTTTAGTTACCCCATTATACGGTAATCATTATGTTCCTGTAGATGATACTATTGGTTTATAGAGACAACAAATTCTTCAAAAAGAAATCTTTAAAACAAAAGACTACACTGCTTTAAAATTATTAATTTCTGGAGAAGAGATTATTAATACAGCAGAGCAAACATATAAGCAGTTGATGGAAGTTCTTGTTTTAACAGATAAAGATCAAGTATTAAGCACTGAATACGGTGTTTTATATACTTCTCCAGAAAAATTATTTACTGTTGAATTTGTTTTATCCCAAGATAAATCCACAGTGTACGCAAAAATCTAGTAGAGTTCTACAAAACAACTTAGAATTCAAATTAAATCTATAGAGCAAATCAAAATTTAAAAAAGGAGGCATTGCCTCCTTTATTTTATACTCTTTCCTTCAAAAGATCATAACACTCTTCATATGTTCCGGCAACAGCGGTTAAAATAGTACCATTTTTATGTTCTTCAACAAAATAATGAGTTGTTAAAATAACATCTTTTATATATGGATGCCCTGATTCAACTTTAGCAACAAAGAAAATTTTATCATCTTTCTTGAATTCTGCTAAAATATTTTCTTTTACAAAAATAAACATAGGTCCTCCTGTTAAGTACGAATCTATTTTATATCTTTACTATAATAATTAACTTTAAATTTCAAATAATGAAATTAAAGAAGCTTTTTTCTCATGTTGCCAACCAATTGCATCAGCCATCAATTTAAGTGGTGCATCAAATCCTTTTTCAATCATTGTGTTCAAATCAATCATATTCTCAAGATCTAAATTAAATTCTTTTGGAGGCTTAGTTCCTGTTGGCCACCCGAATACTTCGCCAACCGTATTAGGCATAGTTAATCTTAGCATATAAATTTTGTCACCTGATTTAATTGGCTCTAAATCTTTATGATATTGTTGCAGTTTATTATACGCAGCAGCAGCCTTATGATTTTGCCTTGCACCTTTTAATGTAACCCATAAATTAGTATCAATATACTTATCAAATCCGTTTACAGATGAAATTTGAGCAATTTGATCTAATGGTTGGGATCTGTATTCTTCTTTAACTTTCTTAACATATTTTTGAAGATCAGATTCATCTTTAGTTAACATAATTTCAATTGCTTTTTTCAAAGCTTTTTGAGCAAAAGGCGGTGTACTAGATTTCTGAGTTTCTAATCCCATTACTTTTAATTTATATGTTAGATGGCCAGTATCATCGTATACTCTATCACCTTCAGAATCCCACACGACAGCTGCATATTTTTTCTTAGCAGTCCAAAACGCTGAACTTGCAATGATTTCACGGTCCATGAACATTAAATGTTCTAATGAATTCATATATTTATGGAGATCTTGGTATGCATTATCAATAGCAGGTTGGATTAATTTATTATGAAGTTCATCAGCTTTATTAACTCTCTGTTCCATAGATGAATCTGGATTTCTTGATATATACATTTGCATTAACGGGTCTATATTGACATAAGCACTATCGGTATCTTGGTAGACGATATAATCTTTATCATTTGTTTTTAATACTTGATTTAGTTTATTACTAATAGCATGACCACCCCATTGAATAACAAGTTGACCTGTAGAAGTAACTGCTTCTGCATTTCTTAAATCATAAAATCTAAAGTGATTGTTACCTAGCGCGCCATAGAGCTAGTTAATGAGGATTTTGCGAGAATATTGTCTAACATATTCTACAATAGAGATACTTGTCAGGTATTTCTTAGTGGTTTTTAATTTTTCTAATGATGGTTTCATAAAATAATATATCCTGTCTTATATATTTTAAAATATTTTAATTCTTCTATTTCTGGTTTAACTAAAGTATAATTAGAAAAATCTAAAATCTAAAAATAATCTCTTGGTAATCTACCATTAAATTGTTCAATAAGCTTCTAGAATTCATTCTAATGAACTTTATCTTCTATGTATAATTTTAATAATTCTTTAATAAATTCTTGATTATTAAGCCATTCGTGTTCCCAAATATGGATTAAATGTATTCCTTGCTGTTCGCAAAGATTAGTTTTCTTTAACTGTTGATTGATGTCATCGTCAATACTAGTACTATGCCAATAATCACCGTTAAACTCTATAGCTAAATTCTTTTCTGGTATATAAAAATCAAGTTCTAAACCATTCAATATCTATCTATCTGAAAATATAATTTTTATATTTGGGTATAGATCTTTCAAAAAATATTTTAAAGAAATTTCATATTTCTAACGAGAAGATTTTTTAATTTTAATTCCAGCTCTGCGAAGATTTACACGAAATGCGTTTGGTTTACAATTAGCATCTAAAATACCTCTTTGAAATTCTTCTTGTGTAATGATATTTTTATTGTTATAATAACTAGTTAAATTATATAAAACATTGGTATTAATTCCACGACGTTGTTGAATTTTTAAATTCGTCTATGTTTTATCAATATTTTTATTAGTATCAATACATTTTTTCTTAACATGGTCAAGCTTCATTGGGTTATCTACACCATACTTTAATAAATTTGATTTTTTAATTTCTTCAATTTTATTTTGACTCATTGTAGAAAAAGGAACGCCATAATTATCCATAGATGTTTTTATTCTATTACTTATAACATCATTATTCATTGTAGAACAACTTTGCTAGCAAAATACATGATTTACTCTACTTTTATTGTACTTCAGTTGTCGTAAAGTGTTTATTATAATTTTATCAGAAACTTTATTTCCACATGTTGCACAATAATTAGACTAAATCTCAATATCAAAATTTAATTTATAAAATAACTAAATATAAGAAGACTCTAAATTTAACCCTGGATATAATGAAAGTAACTTAGCTTGTAATTCATTGCTTAATTTTAATAAACTTTTAAAATAAGGTCTTTTCTATTCAAGTGTAATAACTTGCTTCAATTCATTTATAATTTCAAGTTCTTTATCAGAAAAATATTTCATATATCCTCAAAATAAAAAAGGGTTTAGAATAATTCTAAACCCAATTATAATTTATTAATCTTAATTAATTACTTTTTAATTTAATTCCGACAAACATCTATAACTTCTATTTACCAATTAAGTTATTCCAATCATCGCCACGATTAATTTTTTCATCCTAATCAATAAAAGGATTAACTGATAATGCATATCTTGTCATTAAAAGAATATTATTATGGAAACTCATAGGATCTCTCGAAATATAAATCTACGAGCCGTCTTCTTCCTGATAAGGGCAATAATATAAAGAACCGATAATATCATCTGGAATATATTCTTCATCTTCAGGTTCTTCATCTTTTGATACAGCTTCAGCAATATCAATATTATGTTTACAACCAACTACAAAATAGTCAAATTTGCTATAAGTGTCGATGTAAATTTTTAGACCTGATTTTAAATACCCATGTGATCTTGTCATTTCTGATTCTTGATTGAAAACAACTAAACCAGCACCGCATAATAAGCCATACACATCCGGTGATACAATTACATAAGTAGCTGAATATGTTGTATTCTATAACATTTTAGCAGCAGCTGCACCGATCATAGAATTGATATCTCGACCAATTTGCCATAAAGGGTCAGTTCTTGTTGATAAATCAATAAAACCATTAGTAATACCTAATGCTTTATCATCAAAACGTTTACTTACAGTGATTAATTTACTAATAATATCTTTATTAACTTCATTAACCAAAGCTGTTGCTAATGTATCTTCAACAATTGCAACAGAATCCATTCCGTTTGCTTCAAGATCTTGAATTAATTCTTGTGTTAATTTGATCTAAATTTTTCTAGTTCTACATGGAACAACCCATTTACCAATTTCAAATTTAGCTTCAATAGGTGCTTCACCTTCAGTATATGAAACTTCAGCGGCGTCTGAATATAATCTTAATGTTCCATCGATGACAGCTTTTAGCACAACAACTGATAAATCTGCATCAGCACTTAATGTTCCAGCTTTAACTGCGATATAAATTGCATCATTATCAGGCGTTCTATATACTTTATCTTTAGTTACAGATAAACCACTTGATAAAACCGGTAAATCTTTAACTTTATTTTTACTATTTGCGCCAGTAACAGTTAAATTATTATCATGTAATGTTTGACCATCTTCAGTCAAATATTTTAACCCAAAAATCTGTGCCTCTGGGTTATTTGTTTGTTGAATAGCTACCATATCACGGAAAACTCTTGAGGCAACTGTTTTCTATAATGATACTAAGTACGGGCGAGTTCCCTAAATTGCATTGGTTTTTGTCTATTCTTGTAGTAATTCTTCTAAAATTCTAGCCATTATATGCCCTTATTATTTTGTAGAAGTTAAGTACTCATTTACAAGTAGTAAAAGCTCTGTATATCCAGAGGCAAATAATACTTTATCTTCAGTGATCCAATAATATAAGTTTGTATTTGTATCACGATAGAACACAATTTTGTCTTTTACTGAAATAGCTTGGTTATAAACTTTTTGTGTAGATGAATCTTTAATTTTTCCAGATAAAATTTCATTTGCTTGATATGTAAAAATGAAATCAAATTTAACACTTTGAGTGCTTGTTAAAATAGGGTAACCAGAAACGTCTGTATCAGATTTTTCTTTTGTAGCTGTAGGTTTCTATTCGGTTTCTTCTAAAGTGTCTGTATGGGCTTCTAATTCATCCTAAACAGTATCAGTTTCTTGTACTTCTGGTTGTTCAGTAACTTCTGCAGTTTCTTGAACATCTTCATGATGTTCAGTATCTTCAACCGTTTCGGCAGTTGTTTCAGCAGTTTCTTCTGGACTAGATAATTCAAAGCCAATCACTAATGGCTGAGGCTCATCTTGAATTGTAATATAAAGTTCAACTTTATCTTCTGGGTTGTCAAATTTAATAACAGCAGATTTGTTTAATTTCACTTCTGGTGTTAAAATATTTGCTGTAGTCTATTTTACTTGAGCGGTAATATTTCTTTGACCAGTGATTTCTTTTCCATCTTGTTCGATTTTTAATGGAACTGTATAAACGCCGTTTTCAACGGTATATTCTGGAGTATAGTTTAATCTAATCATTTGCAAATTTTCTCTATTAACTATATTTTTATTTTATTATTTATTATAAAAATAAAGGCGATTTAATAATCGCCTATAAAATTATAAAGAAATCAAATATTCACGAACTGATTCAGCAACCCGTTTATTAAAAAGTTTAATTACTTTATCTAATAAACTGATATCTTCAAAATCCTTTTTAATATCTTCTATTGCGTCTAACATCGTTTCCTTAACAATATTACCAAATGCTTTTTGTAGTTCTTCTCGTTCAGAAATGCCGTAATGTGAGCAAACATTTGAAACGCGATTCACATTAGCATAGCTAATAATTTGTTCTAAGAATTTTTGTTCTTCTTCGGATAAAATAGATTCCTTTTTCATCGGTTTAGAAGTATGATTTTCTGAGAATTTTTGATTTTTATTCTTCAGAATAATACGGCCGAATCTAGCAAAAGTAACATCTAATGGTTCAATAACAACACCTTCAGCAATATTTTTACCAGTGAATGTTAGTTTTTCTTTATCATATAATTCTTGATTATATTTTAAATTACCAGAAATAGAATCAAAATCATTAGGAAATGATAAAGCTTCATCTAAGTTATTTGTTTGTAATAAAATAACAGGGGATGCTAAACCATAAGTATTTGCTAAAATTTTAACCGTTTCTTTATTAACTGCTAATGGAACTTCAGCGTCTTCATTAACAAATGTTAAGAAAATGTCAAACAAATAAAATTCTTGATTACCATAGTCAACTTCTTTTTGAATTTTATTACCAGCGGTTAATGTTCCGGCATATTCACCAAATAAATTAACTACTTTTAACGTTGGCCCATAATGACTACGAAGATAATCATTTAATTCAGTTACTCGCTGAATTAGTGTTTTTCCATTATGTTCTACACGTTTTAAACCAGGTAAATCATAAAAACTTGAAAATTCATCTAATAATTGATTTCTTGATGCAAAAGAAATATTATTATTTTCATCAAAGATAATTTGAAAATTAGCACCATGAATTTTTTTCAGAAACAATCCATTGTTGTTCTGGTAAATTCATACGAATATAATCAATAACTTTACTTTGAGAACTGTTAGTGATACTTGGATATTTTTTAAACAAATTCATATTTTACCTTTAATACGTTACTTTAATTGTTACATCAACAGCATCTAATTCTTCAATCATAGTTTCTTTTAAAAGAGGGAGATCCGATAATAAATCATCAATAGCATTACCAACAATCGTGGCTGGTGTTAATGAAATCAATAAAATGTTATCATCTACTGTATATAATTTCTCTACGACTAGTTCGTAATCGCCAAAAGCCTGACGATAATCATACGGTTGTTCCGGGTCAATTTCTTTACCATCATTTTGGCCAATCATGTTAGCAATAAATTCAGAATGAATGTGTTTCACTTCATCTCTTGTTAAGCTTCCTTTAGGGTTAGACACATTAATAAAAATCGAAGGTGATAGATTATAAGATAATCTTTGTTCTAAAATCGCAACCAATTTATTAACTACTTGAATAGAAATCATATTTTCTCCCATTAGAATTTTTTAAGACGTTGTTCAAGAACGTGCTTATATGCTTTTAATAATTCAAATTGTTTTTGTAACAATTCATCCGATGATAAATGAAAACAAACTTTAGCTAATTTTTCAAGTTTTGTTTCCAATTCATTGATTTCAATTTTAACATTATCTTCCCATGTCAAAACTTTTTCTCGATAATATTTTTCTTGTACTTGATATCCGTATACATTCCACATTTTATCAAATGTATTATCGTATGCAACTTTTTTACCAATTTCAAAATCAAAATTTTCTGGATCGATTACCCCAGCATCACCCTGAAAAACATATCCATTTTTAACCGTAATAACGCAATGAACACATCTGCCAGGAACGGTTTCAATATATTGAACATCTTTGATTTGAGATTCTAAAAATTCTTTTGTTAATTTATACATATTATTTCCAAAATTTTAATAATTTATATAATAAGGATTCTTCTTTTGTTGGATATTCTACAACAGGTTCCCAAGAAACTTTAACAATATAACTAATGAATATAGTATATTCTGCTTTATACCCATTTTCTTTAAAAATTTTAACAAGTTTTTCACATGCTTTAACTGCTTTTTCATGAAGCCCTAATGCTTGCATATCTATAACATGAAATGGAATATCTCTTGTATTTTTTAAGAACATACTAGCTTGATAATCACCTCGTTTTGATTCAAATTCAATTTCTTTATTCAAATCATTAATGAATTTATCAATATCTTGCAGTTCTTCAAGAATTTCACCAGCTTTATCCCGTAAAGGTGATAATTGTCTTGGAATATTAATATCAATTGGTTTAGTTGTTATTTCAGTCATTTAATGCCCTTGTAGTTAAGTTAAATATCTATATAACTTTTATATAATAAATTAAAAATAAATTAATTAAACTTTTATTATGATTAGATTCTAGAAAATTAATGAAACATACGGTAAAATCTAGACTCTTGACAACGATGCCTTATGGGAAATTAAAGATTATTGTTAGTTTCAACCAGAAGGCTATAGATTTAACAAAAAATATAAATATGGTGCTTGGTCTGGAAAGATCTAGCTCGTTGGATAGAATGGAGAGTTTCCATTAGGTTTACTAAAAATCATTGTTAAATTTTGCGTGGAGTCTAAATATAAAATAGAAATTTCCGATACATTAAAAACTCATAAAGCATTTGAATCAAAAGAAGAATTTGATAAATGGGTTGACTCAAAAGAAATTTGGGCTAAAGGCGAAAGAATTAATCCATATTGGTATCAAAGAGAATCTGTTTTTCAAGCTTTACAAAAAAATCGTGGAATTATAAACGCTCCAACATCTGCAGGTAAATCATTGATGATTGCATTACTTGCAAAATGGTTTTCAGAAAATTTTGATCAAAAAATATTAGTGATTGTTCCAACTACATCATTAACTGCTCAAATGAAGAATGACTTAATTGATTATAGATTATTCAAAGAATCTGATATAGCAGAAATTAGAGCAGGAACATCTCATTTTGTTTACGATAAAACTGTTGTGGTTTAGACCTGGCAATCAGCTCATAAAAAAGACCCTGAATGGTTTGAACAGTTTGGAATGCTTATCGTTGATGAAACTCATCTATAGACGGGTGCTAGCATATAGCAAATGGTTAAACTAATGACTAATTGTGTTTATAAAATAGGTTTATCCGGTTAGTTAAAAGATGGTAAAGCAAATATTTTAAATTACATTGGTTTATTTGGCGATATAATTAAACTTGTTTAGACAAATCAGTTGATGGAAGAAGGACAAGTTGCTAAATTAAAAATCAAAGCATTAAAAATAGATTATCCGGAATCTGATAAAAAAGAACACAAAAAAGATGCTTATGATGAAGAAATAAAATTCATTATAAAAAATGAAAAACGCTGTAAACTATTAGCAAAACTTGCTATCGGATGTTCTTCAAAAAATAATGATGAGAATACTTTACTGATGTTCAGATATTAGGAACATGGTAAAATGATGTACGAAGAAATTTGTAAATCATATCCAAAAGAAAAAGTATTTTTTATTAATGGTGAAATTAAAACTAAAGATCGTGTAAAAATTCAAGAACTTGCTGATAAAGTTTCTGGTATTATTATTGTAGCATAGTACGCAACTACAGGAACCGGTATCAGTATTAAAAATCTTTAGAATGTTATTTTTGGATAGCCGATTAAATCTAAAGTAACAGTATTACAAACAATCGGAAGATCTTTAAGATTACACAAAGATAAAGAATTTGCTACAGTTTATGATATTATCGATGACTTGAGCATCAGATCTGCAAAAACTGGAAAAATTACCCATTAGAATTATGCATTAAAACATGGATTAGATCGTATTAAACGATATAATGAAGAGAAATTTGAATACTAGATAAATTCGTATTAGTTAAAATAAAAGGAGCTTTATAGCTCCTTTTTAATTTGTTATGATGCATCGACACCCATATTATACTTCCCAGCCTTCGTCAGAAATAAATCCATCCCAAGCTTCTGCTGTTGAGCCATTCCAACCTTCAGAAAGTGCGCCGCGTAATTTAATAGAATTAATGATTTTACTTAATTCTAAATTTAATAAACATAATTTACTCATTAGATACTCCTTAACTTAATAATTGATATTCAGAAATCTCATTATTCACTGATTCTGTAATTGGTTTATCATGATAATTTTCATTATCTTTTGTTAATAATTCAACCATTACTTGGGCACAATAACCTTTATGGACTTTCTTGCCCATAATTTCTTCTACATCTTGGTCTAATAACTCAGTTTTACAAATAGGACAAATTCTCATTTTATACCTCTAATTCTTTTATTGGATTTTCATATAATCGTTTTTCATATTTTTCTTCATACCCATAAGGATTTGAAATAAACTTAATACCTTGTTCTTCAAATTCAATTGGGCTATGAATATGTCCAGAAATCCAATAATTTGGCTTTCTTTGCAGATCTTTAAACATTTTAGAACAATCAGTAAAATATGAATAATCTAATAATTCAATTTCAGGTTTCCAATTTCTAAGTTTTCTAAAATTATCAACAAACTTTTGTAAAGGAGCATGATGAGTAACTACAATAAATGCTTGATCTTTTTTTAATCCTTGAGAAGCGGATATTAACCTTTGCCATGATTGATCGAATTCAACAAATGCATCTTCAGGCAAGAATTTTCTATAGCCAGGTTTTAGAATCATTTTACCAAAATCATTCATTTTTAATTTTGCTTCTAACATCGCCATCGGTTCTGCATTATTAAAATTTGTCCATAACGTTGCACCATAAATTCTTACAGGTTTATCTTTTATAAACAAATCGATATATTCCTTTTCTAAAAAATATAAATTAGAAAATAATTCTTGTTGTATTGATTTGCAAAAGAATTTAGAATCAGTTAATTGATTTTGATAATTTTCGTGGTTCCCTTTAATCAAAATAACTGGGCAACCAAAAGAACACATGTGTCTGATAAATGAAATATATTTTCCTTTAGCAGTTGAGTTATGACACTGTCCGATATCACCGGCTAAAATAATCAAATCAAAGCTATCAGTTTCTTTAATTTTTAATAACTTAAAAACAGTTTCTTTATCAGATAAATCAGAATCCCAAAAGTCAATATGAAAGTCAGACGCAATAAATGTTTTTAATTTCACTTAGAATTCCCCTTGTTCAAATTTATCTCTATCTAGGATATTCTTCAATGCGAATCCACGTTGTTTAATTGCTTCTAATGCTTCTCGAATAAAATCTAATTTTAAGCTTAATACATATAACTTCTAGTCTGCTTTTTGTAATTCAGTGTCAGCTGCTAAAACAATTTTCAATTCTGACTTTTCATAAGATTCCATACAAATACCTTCACGGCCTGTATAATAGTCAAGTCTTGCTTTTAATGTTCTAGATTTTTCGTTTTCAGCTTGCTTCATTAAAAATTTTACATTCTAAAAATAATTAAGCCATTTAGAATACAAGTAAGGATTATTTGCAATTTGCTATTGTAACCCAATTAGATTAATTTTAATATCATCAGCAAGTTCTTGCTGTAATTGTTCTAATGTTTTTTCCATAATTACATAAAAATAAAGGTAGACTTATTATCTACCTTATAATATAATTTTATTTAAGCTTTGTAACTTTTTAGTTCATTCTGTTATTTCTGCGAACATCTTCAAATGAATATTCTTTAATCAATTTACCATTTTCAAATACAAGTTCAAGTTTACCGCCTTCATCTTGACCTTTTGATAAATTATCAACAAATGTTTCAGAATTTAAAACTTTTACACGGCCTTTTTGGGATTTCTTCATTCCGCTATCTGTTTTCGGATCTTTAAAAATTGGAACTTCTTTACCGTTAATAATCGCTGAAGTTGCTTTAATTGCAAATCCAAAAGTATCACGAGTATTATATTGGAATGTGTATGAGCCGATTCCAAGCACAATATTACTTGAAGCAAAACCTTTTTCTTTTAATCTATCAAGAATTTGCTCAGCACGTTCTAAAGTAATAGAATCGCCGTAAATAGCACCGATATGAGGATCTAGAACTTTATATCCTTTATCATTAATATATCCACCGAAAGTTTCATATAAGCACTGAATTAAGCCTTTTACATAAGGTTCATTTGTTACCAATTTGAAGCTAGGTTCAAAAATATTTGTACTTGTTACTAAATAAATGTCATCTTTAATAATACAGTATTTAGGACCGAACACCGGTGAATTTACATAATAATTAAATGCTTCTTTTAATGAATTGAAGTTAAATGCTTCAGATAAATCTACGCCACAAATAATTTCAACAGGATCACCAGAATCAGGGCGAATAACCAATTTACCTTCACGATTTAAAATTTTATCTTTTAAAGCTGGTAAAACATTTTCAACAACATTCCAGAAATCGTATGTGTCTGATACTACAGAGAAAATGCCTTCTTTATATAAATCAAGTAAAAATTCAAAAGTTTTCTTGTCATCTAAACCATGAGAACTCATTACTGAATGTTCTGTGGCTGGAATACTTGTTCCAACTAAACCTTCTGCATTATAATATTTTTCAGCAGCAGTAATTGCTGGGATCGTATCAGTTCCAACAAATGATACTAAATGGCCTAAACCAGATAATTCAGCAGATTCTAAAGAACTCATTCCACGCATTGAAAAATCATGGCCTTGGAACATAATATGATTATTATTATCACAAGTTTCTTCAGAATACTTTTCAAAAATTTTTCGATATGCTAAAGAAATGGATGCAGATGTCATTGGCTGCCATGTAGTGCAGCTAATCAAAGTTTCAAAATAATTTGTTAACCAATAAAATTTAGGATGGGTATTTTCAATTGTCATAACCGGAACTTTAATACCAACTGCTTCACCTTCAGGAATTGCTTTAATTCTTAATGGTAAATATCCAAGTTCATGAAGTTCTTTAAGGTGTTCGCCATTGTCTTCAACACCTAATGTGTTTTTAATAAATGCTTTATACTGAGCTAAAACTTGTTTTAATGGAACTTTAAAGAAGTTATCATTAAAGAAATCAATTAAGTATTTTTTAATTAAGTATTGGACCCTAATACAACAATTTGATCAATAGGTTTTTCATTAACTTTTGGAGCATATTTATTTGTACGAGGAGTTAATGTGCTGTAAATTACTTCAGTTCCAGTTGGATATTGTGCTCTATGAGAAATTTTATAAAAATCACATAATAAAGCTGGAATACTTGATGTTTTTAAAATATTATTCATTAGTCTCTCCTTTATAATTGTAGTCAAATGAATTTGATGTAGTTACAGATTTAAGATCCTCAAGATCTTTTAATTTTCCAGAAAAGAATGATTTTTCAAGATGCGATACAATTAAATGAAAACCTGGAATAAACCAACGTTTTTTGATTTCATCCATCGCGCCTATAAATGTTCCTCCATAAGAACAAATATCATCCACAATAACAACTTCTTTATAATCAAAGTCATTAACATCAGATAATACTTTCAAGTCAAATGATAATAACTTACCGGTGTCAAAATCTCTGATTTTTTCAATTGAAATTGCGCCATAGAATTCATTTGCTAAATGACCATAACGTTTAACCGCGGTTTTATCTGGAAAGCAAATTACATAATCCTTTAATGTTTTTCCTGCTGGAATTTCAGCTGCTTTAAATGAATCATAAATTAGCGAATCAATTTTGTTAATATTTTCAACATTTTTCACAACATTCAATAACACATCCGAATGGGCATCAGAAACAATTACTTTTTCAAATCCTAATGAATTGATAAAATCCGCTACATATTGTAATGAAAAGAACTGATTAGGAGTTTTTACACGGTCCATTCTTGTGTATGGAAAGTATGGGATATGCAATTCCTTAAGATTTTTATAATAAGGTGGAATTCCCGGCATACCGTGTTTCATGCTTTTGATTTTTTGAACAATAAACCATAAAGTCATAAAATCTTTATCATCTTTATAATGCCATTTGATAACTACATCTTTTGATTTCAAAATAGCATTTAAATTTTTTTCTGATAACTCAAGAATCTGTTCTCCGACAGGGTATTCCTTTTGTATAAATTCTGTTCCGTTTATCGTAATCATAAGATCTCCTATTAAGTTAAACAAAATAATTTGAATTTTAATAATAATAATTAAAGAAATTACTTTTATTTGTAAAAATAGTATCAGCTAGAATGCACTTTTTCATCTTAAATGATAAATTATATTGGATAATAATCTAAGATGCATTCTAGGGTGTTCTAGATGCATCTATAAAATTTAATAGAAAATCTGAATAAATATTCAGAAAAACTGAATAATTATACGGTAGTCTAATAATATCAAATAGATACACTATCAAAAATTCTAACATAGAACTTTATTCCTTTTAAAATCAACAAGATACTTAATAGAAGTTAAAAAGTGCATTTTTGCTATTATAATAAGAATTAAGTTCTGCCGGTTGGGTTAGATATATGGAAAAGAGATTGGAATCAAAATATCTTAATACAAATAATAGAAATAAATAAAATATCAGATTGGAGCTTGCTCCGTTGACTGGTTTCCAGTCAACTAATTCTAGTTTTATAGAAAAGTAAAAAGGTATTTGCTTTAATGAATATATTTCCTAATAAATAGATAGCACATAATGTTAGAGTAGAATTTCCTTAGTTAAGAGAACAAACCGTTGCTTAGTCATGGGCAGCACAGATGACTCAGTTACCTTAGTTTACATTAAATGCTTCTCAGATTGCAAATGGACCTTGGATGATGTCAAGTATTCCAGCTGCATCGGTTCAATTTGAACCTATTACTATTTAGTTTTTACTTGATGAAAAATGGCAAGTATACGAAGAAATGTATAAATGGGCTCTAGGTGAAGGTGATTATATCAAAGGTCATTAGAATGAAATAACTACAACTCCTAGAGATATGCTTATTCATGTATTAGATAATAAGAATGAAAAAATTGTAATGACATTTAGATTTTAGAAGGCGTTTCCTAGTATGTTCGGTGGTGTAGATTTCGATTATTCCGATGAACAATCTACTTATAATAAACTTCAAATAACCTTCCAGTATGCATGGTTTACTATTGAAAGAAATGGTGAAACATTATATAAAGCTAAATTTAAGAAATAAGTTAATTAAAAGATCTTTTTGTTATAATTAAAATTATTTTTTTAGCAAGGAGATTTTATGGTTATTGTATTAACTGGTCAAAAACGTACTGGTAAATCTACAGCAGCTGATTTTTTCAATAAAAAAGGATTTAAATCAGTTGCATTAGCAGATGGTTTTAAACGTGATTTAGCGTTTACTATTGATCGATTAAAATTTTTAGGTAAACCTTTTAGTTATCAAGATGCAAATGGTGAAACTGAATTTGATAGAGAAGAAAAGATTTTTTCTAAATTTATAAGCGAAATTATTGTTCAAGAAACTTATAAAAGAATTTTATGTGGCGATCAAAAATATTATTTTGTTGATGATATTATTGATGAGTATTTTGATTCAGATGAACGAAAAATGTATTCATTTCGTGAATTGATGCAAATAACTGGTACTGATATTGGTTGTGATGAAATTGATACACAAATTTGGACGAAAAGAACTATTTCAGAAATTATTGATTCTAAAGATCAAAATTTTATCATTTCTGATTGTCGTCAAGATCATGAATTAAATGCATTTCGTAAACTAGGATTTAAAGTTTTACATATTAAACGAGACACAACAGGAATTATTTCTAAAGATTTTCACGTTACTGAAAGACCTTTACTAATTAAAGATGGTGATTCTGTTATTAATAATAATGGAACATTAGATGAATTTTATATCAAGTTAAATAATTTTTTAAACAAGGAATGAAAATGGACCAAACTCAATTATTACAACAACAAAATGCTGCATTAAAAATTCGTGTATTTGATGCAGAAGAAGAATTAAATCATATTAAAACAAATATACAATCGTTTTTAAATGGGGTTGCTGATTTACTTCAACAAGATCAAATCACTCTTCAAACGGTTTATGATTATATTAAAAACAGCAAAGACACAACTACAGAATCGGCTGAAGAAAAATCAGAAGATACTTTATTACTAGAGGGTAAAGAATGAGTAAAGTAAATTATGTTGGATGTAATCTTGGAAAAGTTGCTCAACAGATGATTTCTGATTTATATAAAGAATATAAAATTCCAGAAGAAAATCAAGTTAACTTAGACGATTTACATATTACTATTTTTAAGTCAGCTGAATTATTTGATTTTAACAGTGATGAAAAAAATCTTTTAGAAGCTTTAGATTTTAATGAAGTGGAAATTGATTATTGGACACCAACTGGCAATCAAATGATTCTAAAAGTTAAATCTCAATTCTGTAATGATATATTTGAATCGTTACAAAAAATTGCGAAACCTATTTATGATGATTACATTCCTCATATCACAATCGCAAGAGATTTACCGGTTGAAGTATTAAATACTTTACCAGAAAGATTAACTAAAGTAAAATTGAAATATTATCCAATTATTACTGAAGTTTATTCTAAAGTTCTTTAACAATTTAAATAATTTAAAGTTATATTAAACAATAATATGGTATTATAGATCTGTAAACAACAATACGGATCTATAAATAAAAACAATATAACAGATTACTTTCAGCAATTTCTCATTAATCAGAATCCTCTACATTGATTTTAATTTGAATAAAAGTAATCTGTTATGTTGTTTCATAAGTCCTCCTTGTTGTTTAAGTTGAAACGATTTAGCTTGCAGTAGTATAAAATACAGCAGATCTTATATTAAAATAAGTAATTTTCATTTTGGTTGAAAAAAGTTCGAGTAACAGGTCTCGAATTAAAATAATAAAATCTGGAACTATGCAAGCTGTTTTTATTTTGGTCCTATGGTGTAGATGGACAACATATCCGCCTGTCACGTGGATGCCTCGGGTTCGATTCCCGATAGGACCGCCAAAATTTAAATGCTCCGTTAGTCTAAAGGAAAGGCACCGGTCTTCTAAACCGGCAATTAATGTAGGTTCGAATCCTACACGGAGCGCCAAATATTCTAAATCAGAATACTAACAGCAATAAGTACTTTTATATTTTTTCATGGTTAGAGAGAACGATAAGATAGTATTCTGATTTATAATATTAAAAGCGGTTATCGTATAACGGCTATTATTCTTGGCTTCCAACCAAGGGATGTGAGTTCGATTCTCACTAGCCGCTCCAAATTATAAAATAAAAGTTTATACATAATTTTGTATGATATAATAAAACAGAATTACGTAATCGTGAGTGAACCACGTTAATAGTTCGGTAAGAGAGGCAAAGTACTCCTTATGGCTAAAACAGAGGTGTAGTTAGTAAAGACAATGTCTAAAGTCGAATTACTAAGTTTAATTTTATATTAAATGGTTTATAGATACCCAAACGAAATCTAAGAGGACACGTATTATGTATTCTTTTTGCAGTATTTACTACAAAATTTTACTTTAGATTTTCTTTTATTATTAGTAGAAAATTCTTTGTTACATCTATCACAAATGTATGTATATTTTGGTTTGTAATTTTGATACATTTCTTGTAATTTTTTATTAGGAAAATTAACTTTAAACCAATTGAACATAAAATCTAAATCTTTCTTATATAATATTTGTATATTATATCCTTGTGATTTTGCAGCATTTAATTTTAAATCTACTAATGGGGTATGAAATCCTTTTATTTCTATGATTGTATTATCTTCTAGAATAAAATCTGGATAATATTTTTTATTATTATCATATAAAATATAGAAATCACATCTTTTGAATTTTATATTATGATGTAAATTATAGATTACCCATAGTAATTCATATGTTGACCCGCAAAATATATTGTTATAATAACCCTGGATAGATCGACCACTATTTTCTCTATATCCTCCGGTGTTACCTTTATTAACATTAGAAATATGTTTCGCAGCACATTCTAGAGAACAACATTTTTTATTCTCTTGGCATGGATTGACATACATAATTTTATTACAAATAATACAATTTTTAATAATTTTAGGCTTCTTTAATTTTTCGGAAGCTTCTTTAAATTTAATCTAATTTTTGATAGATTTCTATAATTTTTCTTTATGTTCTTTAGACCATGATCTGCTATTAGCACATTTTCTAGAACAGAAAGCGCCGGATTTATTATGTAGTGTTTTACATTTAGGACATTCTTTCATAATATTATTTTAAATAAAAAGTTATATATATTGATTATTTAAATAAAATCAATTTAAAAATAAGAGTTCGATTCTCTTACGGAATACCAAATTTTGGATTATCTGCAGCAACTTAATTAGACTTGACTTTTAATCAATAATCTAGAAAGAATAATCCGTTTTATTTGGCTCAGTAGCACAATGGTTAGTGCGTTCGGCTGTTAACCGAGAGGTTATAGGTTCAAGTCCTATCTGGGCCGCCAAAATTTATTCTATGGAAGATTGGCCGAGCGGTTTATGGCATCTGACTCTAAATTAGACGAATCAGAAATGGTTCCGGGGGTTCAAATCCCTCATCTTCCGAAAGGGTTTTAGTATAGAGTTTTTTCGGAAGATGTTTTTTAAAATACTAACAGCAATTATTTGTCGCTGAATGTCGGCGGGTAGCTTAATTGGAAAAGCAGCAGACTGAGAATCTGTATATCTTGGTTCGAATCCAAGCCTTGTAAATAGTATTTTGTTTTATTAAAGTTATATTAAATCAGGATTCAAACAGCAATTATTTTTCTAATTTTTCCTGGTATGAAAAGGGTGTAGGTTCGAGTCCTACTGCGGAATTTCCGTATGGTGTAATGGGAGCATGTAAAAGAAAGAATCCTGATTTAATATAATTTGTTATTGCGATGAATTAGAGCTGGTGCACTAACTGGTCTCATAAGCCATGATTAGGTGGGTTCGATTCTCACCATCGCAACCAATAGGCCGTTAGCTCAGTTTGGTAGAGCAGTAGACTTTTAATCTATTGGTCACTGGTTCGAATCCAGCACGGCCTACCAATTTTATTGGAGTGTAGCCAAGTTCGGTTTAAGGCAACGGGTTTTGATCCCGTCATTCCTAGGTTCAAATCCTAGCACTCCAGCCAAATAATATGTAACACGCAAGTAGGTATGAATCTTCATAAACGGATTATTCTACGGTTTTAGATTAAACGCCTTTGTTGCAAGAGTAAGTGAATATGAGCAACAATACATATTAATTTTTCTCGGATTAGCTCAGTTGGTAGAGCATCTGGTTTGGGGCCAGAGGGTCAAACGTTCGAATCGTTTATCCGAGACCAAATGCCTTTTTAGTTTAACGGTAAAACGACTGTTTTGTAATCAGTTGTTGGGAGTTCGATTCTCTCAAAGGGCACCAATAAGTCTTTAGTATAATGGTATTATGCTGGTCTCCAAAACCATGCGATAAAGGTTCGAATCCTTTAAGACTTGCCATTCTCAATTAGCTCAGCGGTAGAGCAAAGTCTTGATAAGGCTTGGGCCACTAGTTCGAATCTAGTATTGAGAACCAATTTATGTGGCGGTATCATAAATGGTAATGATCTGGATTGTGATTTCAGAATATGTTGGTTCGAAGCCAACTCGTCACCCCAAATAACTATAATAATATTTGTACCTTAAAATTTTATGGAGTAGCTGATTTTGGTTACTCCTTTTTTATTATAGGCGGAGTATATATGAAATATGTGTTTAAATTATTAAATCAGCCTAATACAGATTTAAATTTGAATTTAGATGATTTGTATATCGGTGAGTATCAAAAGAGCATTACAGGTGATCTAGTCATCAAAATTAATTCAAATGTTCAAGAAGCTGAATCGTATGATTTTTTAATTCCAACTGATAAAGCAGAAAAACTTTATACCCGGCAATAAAAAACTATTTACATCTGTTAAAAATTTTGGTATTATATATTTTTGTTAAACAACAAAGAGGAATATAAAATGGCTTGGAATGATGGATATGATAGTTGGAGAACTGCAGAACCAGAACCAACAAAAGCTGAAATGTTTTCAGAAAAATATGTTGAAGAAAAATCTGAAGAAATTGTAAAATTTTTACAAGGATATGATGATTTAGATTTATGCGAATTTGTTGATTGGGATAAACTTGATAAAGTGTTATCAGAAAAGTCTGAAGAAGCATTACAAGACGCAAAAGACCAAGCAAAAATTGATGCATATGAATCTAGATTCGATTATTAATTAAACAAGGTGGCAAATGCCACCTTTATTTTTATGCTAAAAGTTCTTTATATTCTCTAGTTCTATCTTCTAATCCAAGTGTACCGCCATTAACACGTTTTGTTAATAACACAAAATCAGAAATTCCCTAAAGTTTATTTACATCCCAAAAGAATACACCTGTCAAAACAATCAATTTAGCTGAACTTAAAATTTTATCTGGATTCGATAAAATCTCTGGGTCATTTAACCATTTCTAAAATCTTGTGTAATTATCTTTCCCTGTTAATTGAACTACACCACGACCACGATATTTCCAACCGTCGCCTGTCGATGCCGGACCATTTCCCATTCTATTTGCATATACAATATTTGCAATTCCAACCTGGTCAGCTTTTTTAGTTATTACGCCGGCTTTATTTTTGATATAACCATATTGCTATGCAGTTACAACCTAAAAATACTTTGGAAACGTTTTTCTTAAACCATCAGAAGAGTAATTTAAATTTTCCTAAAATTTCTAAAAACCAGCTGATTCGTGGGCACATTGAGCAATAAACATGGCTAACTGATTATCGGTCTAAATACCAGCTTTTTGTACATTCTAAATGATCTCTTGATAAATTCCGGGCAATGCTTTTGGATATAATTTGTTGAACTTTTGTTCTGTTAGTTTAAAAGCCATAATCACCTCATAAAATTAAAGGCAGATAACTTATTGCCATCTGCCTTTATTATTTAATTTTAGTTATTTATTATTTTTGAGATTTGTGGTATTCGATACATTGAGAAGATTCTGGGTTTTTACAGATTTGATCTTCCATTTCAAAATACCCAGCGGCACCTAATGCTAATAAAATAAAAATTAAGTATCTGTATTTGTACAGAAGAACTGATACCTTTTCAGAGAGATCTGCAATTTTTGTTAATAAACTGCGGTTATCATTAAATTTTACGTTTTTCATATTGAACTCCTAGTTGTTTTGTTGTTAAGTTAATTTGTTTTTGTTGTAGATATAATACTACTTTTATCAGTTGATGTAAATAGAAATTTTAAGTTATTTTTAAAATTTTTTCATTAAATTGATATAAACAGGAGGACTTATGTCAAAAGTATATTTTATTTCCGATTTGCACCTTGGTCACCGAAACATTCCGAAGTATCGCGAACAATATGGTGACCAATTTAAAACTTTAGAATCGCATAATGAATTTATTATTTCTCAGATTCAGAAAACTGTTGGGCCTCGTGATACATTATGGATTTTAGGTGATACATGTTTTACTAAAGAAACGCTACCTTTATTAAATGAAATTAACTGCGTTAAACATTTGATTTTAGGAAATCATTGCACGGAACGACTACATATTTCAGAATACTTAAAATACTTTAAAGATATTCACGGAATGTTTAAACATAAATCCGGTATGTGGTTGACTCATGCTCCTATTCACCCAGATCAATTACGTGGTAGATTTAATATCCATGGACATATTCACGGTGATAAATTAAGTATTCAGTCATGGAAATATTTTAACTGCTCTTGTGAAAATATTAATTTTAAACCGATTGAACTTGAAGAAATTCGTGAAAAAATTTGGAATAACTTTCTGTTAAGTAATCAAGATATTTTAACAGAAACAAATATTTCAATTCAAGACATTTTGATTCATAATGGATTTACAATTCATAAAGTAAACAAAATGTTAAACAAAAATCTTTCATTGCCTGAGGTAAATCATGAATCAAAATAAAGAAGCAAAAGTTTTTAATAATCCATTAGGTATTCCATCAGAAAATATCAATGGACTTATTTCAAATGGTGTAAAAGATAGTGTTGAAGTTTCCTCAATAAAATCTATTATCACCAATTATATTAAAGGTAATGATTTACCTGAACATAAAAAGCTTCGATTAATTGAAGCAACAAATAAGTTAATTGTTTTACTTAACTGAGGATAATATGAATTACTTAGCAATGATATTAGGCGCCGTGATTATGTATGGTATTATGGAATTTTTCAAAAAACACAAAATCGTTAAAAAGGATGACAATGAATGAACAAATTAAACGTATCAATTATTTCTTTTGTGCTACTGGCTATTGTCGCTATTTTTGCAATCGGTTCATCGATTTATTCTGTAGATGCTGGCGAGACAGCTATTGTTACCAAATACGGTGAAATCGTTGACCAAAAAACATCTGGATTAAATTTTAAATCACCAGTTGAAAATGTTACATTTTTCAGTACACGCGAAGCTAAAGTAGATTTTGGTGATTTTGATAAAACTAGTGGTGATGTAATTTCTGGATTGTCTGCATACACAGCAGACCAACAAACCGCAACTGTTGCTTTAACTGTTACTTACCAGATTCACGATCCTGAACAAGTTTATACACGATACAAAACAACAGAAAACATGATTAACACTTTGTTGTCACCTAAAGTTCGTCAACAACTTGAAATCGTATTTTCTAAATATACCGCTCAAACAGCAATTCAAAATCGTGGTGAATTTGGCGCAGCATTAAGATCTGGTATTCAAGATGCGTTTAAAGGTTATCCATTAATTATTACTGATGTTCAATCTGTTATTAATTTCTCAAAAGAGTATGAAGCACGTATTGAAGCTTCTGTTAATAAAGATGTTGAAATCAGAAATAAAGAGCGTGAAACTCGAATTGCAATGGAAGAAGCACGCGCTCAAAAAGCAAGAGCTGAAGGTGAAGCCGCTGCAAGATTAGCGTTAGCTGAAGGTGAAGCTAAACAAAAAGTTGTTCAAGCAGATGCTGATGCTCATGCAATTAAAGTTAAAGGGGAAGCTGAAGCTGCAAATGTAAAAGCAATGGCAGATGCACTTGCTAAGAATCAAGAACTTGTTGCTCTTGAAACCGCAAAACGTTGGGATGGTAAATTGCCAACATATTTGCCTCAAGGTACTATGATGCCATTTATTAATTTACCGAATATGCCGCAAGCTGTTCAAAAATAATTTTATAAATTCTTAAAATAATAGTTTACATCCTCATTTGTTTTTGGTATTATAGATACATCAAAACAACAAATGAGGAATTTTTATTATGGAAACATTAGAATTTACAGGTGATAGCGAAGAACTTATTCTTGAAAAATTTAAGGATGGCTCTGTAGAATTGTCTATTGAATATGAAACACCTGATTGGGGATCACCAGACGACCCAGCTTTTGTTACAGCATCGTTTACTCTTCCAAAAGAACAAGTCGCTTCTTTGATTAAATTTCTATCTGAAAAATTAGAGGATTAAAAATTGACTACTTTAGAACTTGAAAACGAATATAAACAAGATATACGTGAAAAATTGACTCTTGAAAAATTAGAAAATGGTTCTATTTTAGTGACTGCTCTCCAGGAAGAAGATTGTGATTCATGTTGGGTAGATAACGCATTATTTAGTATGACTGAATATACTTTATCAAGAGAACAAATCAAAGAAGTTATTGAATTTTTAACAAAAAGTTTAGAAGGAAAATAAAATGGGTGGTAAAGCATTTCAAGGTTTATCTAGAATGACTGAAGCTGGATATATTTTTGCTACAAATGTAGTTGCTAAACATATGAACCTAATTGGTTTACATAATTCTTATTTTCCAAAAACATTTAGAAAAGAAAGTTATGGTGATGTTGATGTATTTTTAAAATGTGATGATAAAACATTATTTGAACAAGATACAGGTCTTTTGAATATTATTGACAAAAGAACAAATGGTAATTCAGTTCATTATCTTTGCGAAGTTAAATTAGATTTAGATACATCATTTAAATTCCAAGTTGACTTGAATTACTGTGATAATCCATTATTCCAAGCTGAATATTTTTCTTACGGTGGATTATGTGTATTTTTAAGCTTAACCGCAAAAACACTTGGTTTAAAATTTAGTAATAAAGGGTTATTTTTAGAAAAAGAATATATTAATCTAAAAGGTCGCAAAGAAGAACCTATTACAATTTTAATTGATAGTTCTTTTGATAGAATTCTTCAAAAATTAGGATTCAGTCCAATCGAATTCAGTAAGCTAACTAATTTTGAAGAAGCCGTTTTATTTTTGAAAAAGTCGAAATACTTTAATGTTTATGAAATTTTAAACGCAAAAATTAAGCAAAATTTTGAGTTATTAGATTATTTCAAAGATAATTATTTACGATTATCCACAACATATAAAAATGATTATTCTTTTTCTGTTAATTCTGTAATCAACTATTCTTATTTAGCACATAAATTACGATTACTTATTAAGCAACGACGAGCTAAAGAACATTTTAATAATCGATTTAAATTTAATCGAATTTATAAATTATCAAAATATTTGTTATCGCAAAATCTAATTAACAAAACTTTAACAAATGAAGAAATTGGTGAAGTTATTAAAATTGCAAAAGATAGATACTCGTCTGATAAATTACGATATGAATCGCGAGCCTCATTCGTTGCTATGTTAAAAGATACTATTAAATGGTATGTAAGTGATAAATAAAAGTTATTCTTAATCAAAACAGATTAAAATAAAAATCTCAATTTCCGATAAACAAACAAGAAGGATAAAATTATGTCAGCATTATTTCAAGCATTAACTGCAACTCCAACAGTATATACCCAAAATGGTATGCCAACTCTAGCAACATCCGGCAACGAACTTTTGGATTTGTTCGGTATTATTGGTAATCGTAATTTCAATTTTGAATATAACAATCATAAAATTGAAGTTGCAAAAACAACAGATCCTGTATTAACCGGCCGTTTATTTTTATGGGCACGTGATTGTCGTGGTGGTGCAGGTCATCGCGATCCTATCCGTAAATTAATTTTAAAATATGCTGGAAGCGATTTAAAATTTGCATTAGCATTAGCCGCTAAATTGCCTGAAGTTGGTTATTATAAAGATTTAATTTATCTTTATGAAAACACTTTTTCAAAAGAAGAATTTTCTGCATTTAAAACGGGTATTGTTGATTTGATCATCATTGAATTAACCAATGCATTAAAAGAAAAACGTTTTTCATTATTAGCTAAATATATGCCTCGAAAAGGTCAAACTGCTGTAATGCTACGTAATGAATTAAAATTATCACCTAAACAATATCGTAAACTTGTAGTTCAATTATCAAAAACTGTTGAACAACAAATGTGTATGAAAGAATGGGATAAAATTAAATTCGAAAATGTTCCATCTGTTGCAATGATGCGTTATCGTCGTGCTTTTGAACGTCATACTTTTAATTACGAAGAATTCCAAAATAAAGTGGCTAAAGGTGAAACTAAACTTAACGCAGCACAATTAACCCCAGGTGAAATTGTATATCAAGTTGAGCAAACTTCTCGTTCTGAGAGCACTCAATTAACATATTTGCAAAATGCGTGGAATTCATTACCGGATTATCTTGATAATTCAACTGAACGTTGGTTACCTGTAATTGATGTATCTGGCTCAATGACAACTCAAGCAGGTAATACAAATATGACTTGTATGCAAATTGCAATGGGTCTAGGTGTATATTTGTCAGAACGTAATAAAGGAATCTTCCAAGAACAATTTATTACATTCTCAAGTAATCCAGCTTTCGTTGATATGAAAGGCAAAAAATTCCAAGACATCAAAAATAAATTTGATTGGATTGCTCGACAAAATTGGGATATGTCAACCAACCTAGAACGAGTGTTTGATTTAGTATTAAATGCAGCTGTTAAAAATTCTATTAAAGAATCGGAAATGCCAACTAAAATTGTTATTTTCTCTGATATGGAATTTAACTCCGCAACCCGCAATTCAAATGATCGTGCGTTAACTATGATTAAACGTCGTTATACAGAAGCTGGTTATGAAATGCCTCAATTAGTTTTTTGGAATTTAGCTGGTCGTGGTAATAACATGACAGTTAATATTAACGATAAAGGTACTTGTCAAGTTTCTGGTTATAGCCCAGCTGTGTTGAAAAACTTAACTAATTTGGAAGCATTTACTCCGATGTCTGTGATGCTACAAACATTAGGTTCAGATCGTTATTCATTTTAAAAGTAAAGGAGGGAAACCCTCCTTTTTATAATGAGGAAATAAATGGAAGATAAAGTTGTTGAAATGACAGATGAAGTTGCAAATAAGTTAATTGAAAATATTCAAAAATCCATTGATAAAGAAAACAATACAGAAGTAAAAATTTGGCATGACCCTAATACAGATATGTTAAAAATTGAAACCGAAAATTATTCATTTTATCAAAACGTTTGGGATTTTTCAATTAATGATGTTATTGAGTTGCTTCAATCATTAGGTCATAGTACATTCTTAAAGGAATTTAATTACGATGAATAAGTTAACAAAAGAACAAACTTTTATTTCGATGGCATTATCGATGGCAGGACTATCAAAATGTGTTTCCCATAAAGTTTGTGCTTTAATTGTTAAAGATAACCGTGTAATTTCAACTGGTATTAACGGTACTGCCCATGGTAGAATTAATTGCTGCGATTATTGCGAAACCAAGGGATGGTTAAATGACGACGGTACATTAAATCAAGTATTCCGTCAAGACCATTCTAAATGGTCTAAAATCAATGAATTACATGCAGAGTTAAATGCAATTTGTAATTCAGCAAGACTCGGTATTTCACTTGAAGACTCAGAAATGTATTGTACATTAGCTCCGTGCACTGATTGCGCTAAAATTATTAGTTCTGCTGGGATTAAAAAATTATATTATTATAAAGAATATGATAATCCAAACCAACAGGATTTATCATGGAAGCAGATTCTAGAAGAATCTGGTGTTAAAGTAGAAAAGGTTGACTTATGACAAATAAATATGATAGCTTAACAGAAGCTCAAAAAACTAAAGTACGTAAACATTTATCTGGCTTATTTTTAAATGGTAATGTTTCATTTAGATTTTACAAAAAAGACGGAACACTTCGCGATTCTGTTGGCTGCTTAGATCAAGCAGTAATGGAAGCAAATAATGCTTTACCGAAAGAAAAATCAGAACCAGAACAAAAACCGATTAATTTAAATGTGTTTAAGTATTTTGATTTAGATAAAAAAGCATGGCGATCATTTAATTTATCATCCCTAGAAGATGTAATGGAAGTTAAATTTGATGATTTGATTGATAAAATTATTTTAAATCCTTAATTGGATTTTAGGTTCCGGGATTTATTCCCAGGTTTTATTAACCCTTAAATTATTAAAGGTTATTATGTCAGACAAACAATTTCATATTGTTCCCCTCGCTATCGGTGAATTTGTTGTTCTAGAAACATTTGCAGTTCATCCTGATAATTTAGAAGAAACTACTGATTCTGGTATTGTAATTTCAACACAAAAACAGGATTTTTCTAAAGCATTGCCTAGATATGCTAAAGTCGTGTCGAAAGGTTCTTTAGTACCAGATTCAGAATTAAATGTTGGTGATTTTGTTGTATTTCCTTTAGGCGGTCATGCTTCAAATATTGAAGATCCTCGTATCGTAAATGGACAAAAAATTACTGAAAAAGAAAAGCGTCAATTTTCATATGTTTATTGGAAAAATATTGGCGCACGTTATATTCAAGAATAAATTAAAAGGAAAATAAAATGTCATATATTGATTTAGAACGACCAAATGCTCCGACTTTCGAAACACAAGAAAAAGTTCGCAAAATTATTAAAGACGCATTAACTGCACAACGTAAACATTACGATAAAGAATGGCCTAAAGATCAAGGAAATTCTGTAATTGATATTTTATCTTATGCAGTTGATAATATTGCTGGAACTAAACGTGTATTATATTCATTACCGGAATTCACTGGTTCTAACTACTCTGCAATGTATCATTTAGCACATGCTAAACGTTTACATCATTCTGTAGTTACTTTCTTGAAAAAAGAACTCGCGTTTTTAGCACCAGTAGAACAAACCGAAACTAAATAATAAGGGAACAACAAATGGCAAAATTAAAAGCATCAACTAACAAAAAAGCTCGTTTTCAAGTTTATGAAAAAGAAAACCGTTTTGCAAAAAATAAAAAACGTGATTTAGAACGTCATTTAAAATTACACCCAAATGATGAAGTTGCAAAAGAAGCAGTTAAAAATATTCCAGCTAAACCAAGCCGTAGCACTCATGTTTCATCTGGTGTCACAGAATTTAAAGAGATCACTAATAAAACATTAGTGAAAGGTAAATGGATTGATGTTGTTGAACGTAAAATTCGTGTTAGTCGTTTAGATAAACAAATTGCTAAATTAGTTAAACGAGCTTTAGTGTTTAAAGATCCAACTTTAAAAGCTAAAGATGAATCCTTTAAACAACTTTCTTTAGCAAATGGTTTAAAAACTGCTCATGAACATTTCGATCGTATTCGTAAAGAAAAAGAAGAACGCAGTAAGAAGCAAGTTAAATCTGTTGGTAAATTAAAATAAAATATGTAAGGAAGCAAATGCTTCCTTAATTTATAGAGGTATAAATGAAAAAAGTTATCATTACAGATGTAGATGGAGTTATTTCCATGTGGAGTTCCATGTTACCATTTTTTGCCCAAGAAAAAGGTATTGATTTGTCTGAAATTTTAAAGTGTCAACGCACCGAGGAATTTATCCATACAAAAGATCTCTTTAAATGCACACCAGAACGAGCTAGAAAACTTAAACATGAATACCATAATTCTAATTGGATTCGCTATTTAACTGCTTATAATGATGCTCTAGATGTTTTAAATTCATTAAACAAAGATGAATATAAAGTCATCGCAGTTACTGCGTTGGATAATACAGATACTGCTTTAGAGAATAGATCTTATAATCTAAATGTTTTATTTCCAGGTGTATTTTCTGAAATTCATTTAACTGATAATGATAAATCTGCCGCATTTAGAAAAATTATTGGGTCAGAGATTGAAAACGGAAATAGAATTATCGCGTATGTTGATGACCTCGCTCATCATATTGATACATTTAATGAAGAATACAAAATGTTTTATGATATGACTGGACAACCTAAAACATTTTTCCTAGCTAGAGGTAAAAGAGATAAAATGCCAAGTTTAAATTATTATAGTTCTGTGTATAATGTAAAAGATTGGTATAACATAAAGGAAAAATTATTATGAGTTTAAAAGAACGACTTTTAAAACGAAGTACATTAAAATCAACAGCAGTTTTTGCTGAACAGGAATTATTTTAGTTTGACAAAATTCCAACAGAAGTTCCTTTAATTAATTTGGCTTTAACTGGTAAGTTTGACGAAGGTGTAACACCGGGTTTAACTGTTTTAGCAGCCCCTAGTAAACATTTTAAATCAATGCTTGGTCTTGTAATGGTCGCGGCGTATTTAAAAAAATACGATGATGCCGTTTGTTTATTTGTAGATTCTGAATTCGGCGCATCTAAACAGTACTTCAAAAATGCGGGAATTGACCCGGAAAGAGTTATTCACATTCCTGTGTTAAATGTTGAAGAAGCAAAATTTGAATTAACTGCTCAATTAGATGAAATTCAAAAAGGTGATCACGTTATTATCTTTATGGATTCTATCGGTAACCTTGCATCTAAAAAAGAAGCAGATGATGCATTAGATCAAAAAAGCGTCGCTGATATGGGGCGTGCTAAACAAATTAAGAGCTTATTCCGTATTATTACTCCTCATTTAACCTTGAAAAATATTCCGATGGTAGCGATTAATCATACTATTCAAACGATGGAAATGTTTTCAAAAACGGTAATGACCTCAGGCACTGGCGTTATGTACAGTTCTAATACAGTTTTATTTGTAACTAAAGCCCAAGAAAAAGAAGGTACGGAGCTTGTTGGATATAATTTCACGTTAAAAGCAGAAAAATCAAGATTTATTAAAGAAGGGTCAAAATTACCATTAACAGTAACATTTGATAAAGGTATTAATAAATATTCCGGTTTATTTGATTTAGCTTTAGAATTAGGATTCATTCACAAAAATTCTGCGGTAAGTTATTCAAGAATGTTTTTAGATAAAAACACAGGTGAACTTGTTCCAGAAGATAAAAAATGGCGTCGTAAAGAAGCTGATTGCAAAGAATTTTGGGAACCTATGTTAAATGATGAATACTTCAAAGAAACAGTAGAAAAACATTATTTACTAGATGCTCCTACATTTTCAACATCAGAAGCAGATGAACTTGTAAGTGAAGATGAATAATTTATCATTTCAAGAAATACAAAATTATATAGGGGAGCTGGAACGCTCCTCTTATAAAATAGTTATAGATGGCATTAATGTCTATATTATTGATATGAAATACGTGAACGGTAAATTGGATTTATCTTATATCTGTTTTGACCAAAGATCAAAAACTCCAGAATTTGATTTAAAAATCAGAACAGCTGTTCAAAGTTTAATTAATAAAGAAATTCAACAAGGACAAAAATGGTACAACATCTTATCTTCGAAAATCTATGCTTTAATAAAGATTATTAGAAAACTGTTTGGCCTTTCCTAAAAAGAGAATATTTTAATTCCAATCAAGAAAAGATTATTTTCGATTTGTTTAATTCTTATTATGAGAAATATAAACAAATGCCAAGTAAAGAATCTTTGTTAATTGATTTAGCTGCTAAAACTGGAATTAATACTGCAGATCATGATTCTGTAAAAGAAACTATTTCTTCTTTTAAAGAAAAAACAAATAACTTGCAATGGTTAATCGATACCACAGAAAAATTTTGTAAATCACAAGCAATTTTTAATGCTCTTTCAGAGTCTATTATAATCCAAGAAAATTTTAAAAAGGACGAATCACAAAGATCATCTAAAATTCAAGATATCGGAGCTATTCCGGATATTCTTAAAAATGCTTTATAGGTATCATTTGATAGTTCTATTGGTATGGACTATTTTAACGATGCAGAATCTAGATATCAGTCTTATATTCAAAAAGTAGATAAAATTCCATTCCAATTAGACATCCTAAATAAAATTACAAATGGCGGTGTTGAAAGAAAAACATTAAATCTTGTTATGGCTGGAACTAATGTTGGTAAATCTATCTGGCTTGTTAATATGGCGTCTCAGTATGTACAACAAGGATATAATGTTTTATATATTTAGATGGAAATGTCTGAAAAAGTTGTTGGTAAACGTATTGATGCAAATATTTTAAACGTATCGTTAGAAGATTTTGAAACTTTAACAAAAAATACATTTTTAGATCGTTTTAGCAATTTATAGAATACTAAAAAACTTGGTAAATTATTCATCAAAGAATATCCTACATCAAGTGCTCATGTTGGCCATTTTAGAACATTATTAAATGAATTATCATTAAAGAAAAATTTTGTTCCGGATGTAATTTGTGTAGACTATTTGGGTATTTGCGCATCCTCAAGAATTAGATCTGGCGCTGAAAACAGCTATGCTTTAGTTAAAGCAATTTCTGAAGAAATACGTGGATTAGCTGTAGAACAAAATTGTGTCGTTTGGTCTGCTACTCAAACTAACAGAGGTTCATGGGAAAATTCTGATTTTGGTTTAGAAGCAATTTCTGAATCTACCGGTCAAGCAATGACCGCTGATATGATTTTGGCGTTAATTGAAACAGAGCAATTAGCTTTACAAGGTCAACAAATGGTTAAACAACTTAAATCTAGATATGCTGATAGAAATCAGAATTCTCATTTTATTTTAGGTGTATCGAAATCTAAACAAAAATATTTTGAATGTGAAACTCAACAAGTAAATTCACAACAAAATAAAATTGAAGAAACTAGTACAAAACTTGAAAAACAAGTTGTACAAAATAAGCTTCAAACATCACAAGAAAAACGATCAAGTATGGAAGAAATACAATGGTAAAATAGTTAAAACAATTAGTTGAAGAAGTTGTAGCTGGCGATGCTGGCGGGAATCCTTAGAATATTGCTTCCGGAACAAATTCTGGTGCAATTGTAAATAAAGGCCCAGAACCTATTGGTAGAAAGAAAAAGATTAAAGAATCTGAAGATGTCAAAGATTCTAAATAAAATAAGTAATTTTTAATAAAGTCTATTGTATAATTATTATATGATAGACTTTTGTTTTAATTATTATGAACGATAATTTATTTTTTGAAATTCAAAAAGCAATAGAAGTATGTTCTACATTTGATAGATATAGACTAGTTCGGTGGAGCCCATTGAAAATTAATTGTCGGTGCCCACTATGCCACGACAGTCAGAAATCTAAAATAAAAGCAAGATTTTGGGTAAATGAAAAAGATGGTACTTTATTAGTGGGTTGTTTCAACTGCGGCCATCATTCAAATTTTACTTCATTTTGTAAAGATTATTATCCAGAAATATTCAAAGAACTGATGTTTCAAAAATATAATAAAAATAAGCCTAATGATCAACCTAAACTAGAAATACCAAAAGAACATGGTAATTCATTAAAAGTATCAGAAAAATCTAATATAGAAATACAAGTAAGAAAATATTGTAAATGCGTTAAAGAATTACCCGAATCGCATCCTATTGTAAAATATATTAAGAACAGGCAAATTCCTGAAGAATTTTATGATTACTTTTGGTTTACGAATAAATGGCAAGAATTAGTTCATGCAATTCAACCAGAATCATATAAAGATCCTAAACCTGAGTACAGATTAGTGATGATTATAAAGGATTTTGATAAAAGATGGACGGCTATTCAAGGTAGATCATTAGAAGATAACCCTAGAAATAAGTATATCACAATCAAAGAATTTGATACTGCAAATAAAATTTTTGGCTTAGATAAAGTTGATATTAATAAAACAGTATTTTTGGTTGAAGGTATTGTAGATTCTTTGTTTATAGATAATGCAATCGCTATTACAGGCGGCTCATTAAATTTCGATGAAATCCCGATTAAAAAAGAAAATAGAGTATGGTGTTGGGATAATGAACCTTATGCAGAACATACTATAAAAAGAATTGAAAAAGCCGTAGAAAATAATGAGAACATTGTGTTATTTGATAAAACTCAATGGTCCTCAAAAGATATTAATGACCTGATTACAAAAGAACATATTAGTCAAAAAGAAGTTAATGATTATCTTAAGGATAATATTATAAATGGTCTAATGGCTCAACTTAGATTTAAACAATGGAGAAAAGTATAATGTCAGAATTTAATAGTTGTGCTTCTTTAATTAATAAAGAAGATTATGAAAAAGCAAAATTAGAATATGAACGTGAATTAATTGCAGGTCGCGATCCGTTATGTGTTCTATTTGGTATGCAAAAATCATTACAAGATAAACTTGCTGATTCATTAGGTCGTATTCCTAAAATTGAAGATATTAAAACCAAAGGCCAATTATATGATTGGATGGAAGATCAAGAATTAGCTTTACGCGATGAACACCGCGAATTAGTTGAAGCTATTGCTGGTATGGAAAAACCGGAAAAAGATCGCTCTGCAATTTGGAAAAAATGGAAAGCTAAATATAATGAAATCAGAAATGAACCTATTTCTAGCTTAAGTGATTTTGAACAAAAAGAACTTAAATTTGAAATCATAGACGCCCTACATTTTTATATCAATAAGCTATTAGCACTAGGTATTGATCCAAAAGAAATGTTTATTCTTTATTACCTAAAAAATAAAGAAAATTTTGCTCGTCAAGAACGGAACTATTAATATGCAAGCTAAATGGAAATCACCTTTAAAGTATTTGCCTACAGAAGGCGCTAGAACTATTGTTTTATATTATAAAAATGGTTTTAAAAACACGGAAAATAATTTAGAATTTTGTTGCTGTGTTTATCAAAAAGGTAAATTTTATTCTATCGAAACTCAGGTTTCAAAAGATGTTTATAAATGGGATTATTTGGAATCTCAATTTTCACTTATGGAATTTTGGAAAAGTCTTAAATTACCACAATTAAAAGAAGGGCTTCCTGCATGAAATCATTTATTTTTGATACTGAAACGTTAGGTAAATCTCCTGATGGTGTAATTCTTGATATCAGTTGTTTAGTTGTTGATTTAGACCAAGTAGAAGCCCCACCAAAATTTATGGATTTAGTTAAAGCTGGTAAACAATGGAAACTTGATGTAAAAGATCAACTTAAATTAGGTCGTAAAACTGATCCTAAAGTTATTGAATGGTGGAAAGGTAAATCCGATGAAGCTAAAAAAGTTTTAGTTACAAACGGAACCGAAGTAAAACTTAATGATGCTCTTGATGAATTTAGTTTATATCTAACATCAAACGGAATTGACCAAAAAACTTCATTAGGTTTTTGTAGAGGAATGTCGTTCGATTTCCCATTACTGGTTCATAGTTTAGCTCAAAAATATAATCAAGATACTTTTGAATATGAACCGTGCAGATTTTGGAACCAACGAGATATCAGATCTGTTATTTCTGGTTTATTACTTGATGATAAACGAACAACTACTCCATTAAGAAAAGGTATTCTCCAAGGATTTGTTAAACATAATAGTTTACATGATATTGCGAAAGATGCATTGATGATTATTTATGCTAAACGTTATGCTCTTGGTTTAGAAGAATTACCATTAAATGATGAAGTAGATCCAGAAAGTTTATAAAAAATCTTAAAAATTTTCAAAAAATCTATTTACATCCTCATTTGTTCTTGATATTATAGCTACATCAAACAACAAATGAGGATTTTAAAATGAAAACAGAACGTGATTTAGTATTAGATTTTTTCGATGCAACTGAAGTTTCACCATGTGGTTGCAAAGCTGTAGTAAATAATCGTTGGGAATTTATTACAGACTTAATCGTTAAATACCGCAGAAATCAAAAATCTAAACAAACTGCAAAAATCAGACAACAAAAAATCGTAGCTGAATTTAATTTAGTTAGAGATACATTAGTATCAGAAGTCGAAGATTTTTGTAATGATTTATTTAGAAATAATGAAGATATCGTGGTTTTTGTAAATAGATCATCTGTTAATGTGTTTGACCCAATTACACAAACAACAGTTTACACAATGTTATCACCTATTTCGCATTGTATTTGTTTTAAATCAAAAACAGTAGAATTTTCTGCAATCAAAGATTTAGCTAAATCGTTAAATTATAATGTTGCTAAAAGTAAACATGAAGAGTGTATGGTAAATCAGTTAAAAGAAACTCGTGAAGTAGCTGAAGCAATTTTCGATATTTTATTAAAAGTTCGTTATGAGTAATATTCAATTTATTTTACAAAAGCTTAAACAGAAATGTTCTGATAAGGTATTTGAGGAAATCATAACAGATATCAAGCAGTTAAATGAGGACCAACGAGCTGCGTTGGTTACCTCTATCAATATTTTGTATAACACAAGGGATTCTGTTTGCATTTCTGGCCCTGCTGGCACAGGTAAAACATTTTTGACTAAAGTTTTATTAAAAATTTTAGAATCATTATATGATTCATCAAAGATTGCGTTATCTGCTCCTACACACCAAGCTAAAAAAGTATTAGCAAATAGTTCTGGTCGAGATGCATTTACTGTCCATTCATTATTTAGAATTCTGCCTAATCTTGAAGAAGACCGAACAGAATTTACTCAACGTGGTGATGACCTTCCTAAATTACAAGATATTTTGTTTTTAGTTATTGATGAAGTGTCAATGATTGACGAGAAGTTATTTAAAATCATTTATGAAAAACTTCCAATGAATACACGGATTATTGCTTTAGGAGATCCTTATCAATTAGCACCGGTGAATTCTGAGTCAATTTCATTGTTCTTTACTCACAAAGATTTTACTCAAATAAAGTTAACTAAAATCATGAGACAATCGTCTGGTTCACCAATTATTGAACAAGGTGATAATATTCGTAGACGAGTGCAAAATAATTTAGTAACATCAAATGATGGGAAAAATGGAATCTTTGGGTTTAATACTGAACAAGAATTTTTAGACAAATACTTAAGTATTGTTAAATCTGCTGATGATGCTATTGATAATAGAATTATTGCTTACACTAATAATAAAGTTAATGAGCTTAATAATATTATTAGAAGAGTTATTTACAAAACTGATGATCAAATAGTAAAAGGTGAATTACTTGTATTACAACAAGCAGTAATGAACGATAACGAATCTGTTTTTGATAACGGAGAAATTTTAAAGGTTCTTAATATTAAAGAAAAACACCAGTATTTTTTCTTTCCTGAGTCAAAAGATGAAATAAAGGTTAAATATTATAATATTGAAGTATTATCTTTAGATACTAGTTGTTCTCATTTTATTAATATCATTTCTGATGAAGATATCGGCGATTTTAATTTTAAAATGCATTGCGAAGCTTCACAATTAAAATTAAGAAAGAAAAAACAACCTTATATTAGACTAGGCCAAGAGTGGAAAGAATGGTGGGCAAACAAAAATTTCTTTGTTGAAACTAAACCTATTTTTGCATCTACTGTTCATAAAGCACAAGGTGTTAGTTTAGATAATTGCTTTGTCTACCAAAATGATTTTGATAAAGCTAGATTAGTTGATAATTATTATCAATTATTATATGTAGCAGTCACTAGAGCAAAGAATAATATTTATTTTGTATAAGAAGTTCTGGCGAAACTTCTTTTAAACTATAATAGGAGAATAAAGGATAATGTCCTCAAGGTTACTATCGAAATGTTTAATTGTAATTGCTAGTTTAATTACTTTTAACGTGCATGCGTCTAATCACAATAACCCAAAAGACTGGGAATTTTCAAAAGACCAAATTAATGTATTAAAACATGTTAAACAGAAATGTAATTCTAAAGGTGTTAATGGGGATTTATGTGCTGCGATTGTTTGGCATGAATCATCTGCGGGAAAGAATAAAATCGGTGGAGGCTCTGTTGGAAATTTTCATAATCAAGTTAGCACTGTTGTGAATAGAGAAAAAGAATGGAAAAAGATTAAAGATTCTAGATACTCTGGTTTTGTTTCTAGATCTACCGTTAAAAATAAATTATTAAATTCTGTTGATTATGAGGTTAAACATGCGTCTGCCCAATTAGGTGAATGTAAATCTCATTTGTCAAAAATCCATAAGTTTAATAACCAGAATATGTTATCTTGTTATAACGGCGGATTAAACGGATATAAAATTCCTGCTGCAAAAACGTATGCAAAAAATGTGTTAAAGAAAAAAGATTATCTTAAACAAAAAGGAGTTTAACTGTGCTGAACTTTTTAATTTAGAACACTAAATTTATTTTAGCTGTTTTAGCACTTCTATTAAGTGTATAGGGATATTTTAATTATCAACAATAGGTTACCATTAGCTCATTGAATTCTCGTGTTCTAGACGTTTCTAATGAGCTTAAAGATGCTAAATTAAAAATATCTAAGCTTGAAGAAATTGAAAAATTTAGAGTAGAGCAGATTAATAAATGGGAAAAAGAATCATTAGAAAAAGAAACAGAACTTGCGAAAGCAACTACTACAATTTTAAATCAACAAAATAAATTAGATTCATTATCAAAGGATAAATGGGAAAAAGTTGAATTTACTAATGATTGTAAGAAAGATATTAACATTCTGAAACATCATGCTTTAGACATTAAAGGAAACTGGAAATGAAAAAGTTAATATTTTTATTTTAGATTGTATTATTAGGATGTATTTAGTGTACATAGAAGCCTGAAGTACAAGTTGTGAAGGTTCCTGTTTATAGTTGTCCTATAGTAGAAATTCCAGAAAAACCTAATTTAGCATTAAATGATATTAATGAAAAATCTTAGGATTCATTTGTGTTAAAATCTTATGGTAGATCTATTGATCAACTCATAAATTATTAGAATTCACTTATCAGTATTATACAAAAACAAAATGAGTTATCAGAAAATAGTAAATTACATCAAAATGATAAATGACATCAAAAGAGATTTGAATTTACTTAAAGAATATGATATCCACTTTGAATATCAAAACGGGCTTGGATTTATTTGTTCAAGCCCGTTCTTTTTTAACTTTTATTTTTTAATAGTTCTTTTTGATGGGGGTTATCAAATAAGAACATACAGAAATGGGTTATTAGAGTATAATTTCAAAGAGCGAGAATACTTTTCATATTTTTTAATTAAAGATATTATAAACATTATCAACAAGGAAATTGAACATGAACTTGGGATTGAATAAATTTTGGATTACGGTTGGTATATCTGGCTCCGGAAAAACATTTTACTCTAAGTTTTTGACAAAAAATTTTGATTTTGCAAATGTTAATAATGATGATATCAGAAGAAGCTTATTTGGAATAGATCATTGGGATAAATACGATTTTAGATTAAATGAAAAATTGGTTACTAAAATTAGAAAAGATATTATCAACAGACTAATAGAAGATTCTAGGAATATTATTGTTTCAAATATTCATCTATCAGAAAAACATCTTAAATATTACAAGAAATTGGCTGAAGACAACGGATATAATTTTAAAGTTATTTTGTTAGATACACCGTTAGATGTTTGTTTAGCCCGTAATCGTAAAAGAACGGAAATGCAATTAAGAGATGAACGAATAGTTAGTCAACATATAGAATTTTGTAAAATATATGAAACTATTCTAAAAGAATACGATTATGAAATTATAAAATGGAGAGAATGATGTTAGAAAAATTTTTAAAATTAGAAGATGATTCTATTTTATATACAAGTGCTATTGTTGATGAAATTAATTTTAGGCTTGATGAAAAAGATCGTATACCATTTGCTCCATTTAAAGAACTTGCCCCTACATGTAATCCTATTGATTATATTAACAGCGTAGAAAATCTTCTAAATTATATATCAGATAATTATTCTACAAAAGTAGATCCTGAACGACCATTTTTGTATGAATTAAACTATACTGATAAACTAACTTTACAAACTTTTAAATTATCAAATTATAATAAGTTATCTAGTGAAGTTAATCCAAAAATTCGTAATTATATTTTTGAAGTTGTCGATTACTTTAAACGTAATGGTATAACCAATTTTGATGGCAAGATCACATTTTGTTTTAACAAAAAAGATTTGTTTGTTTACTTATTAAGAGTTAAGGAAAACGATGTAGACTAATTTAAAACAATTAAAACAAATTGGATTTTAGTTTTTGACTGATGTTTAGTTGGACCAATATGGTTTATTAAAAATAAATGATAATGATGCAAAAAATTAGGTTTATGCTATTTACATCAACGATAAACTGGTTTATATTGGTAAAACAAAACGATGGAGAAAACGTTGGGATACCTATAGAAATGCTATTAACTGGGTATCTGGTAATTCATCTAATGTTAAAAAGACATCTTTAATAACAGAAGCCATAAAACAGGGTTATGATATAAAGGTTTATTATAAACAAGCAATTTTTTAGCATTCTTTTAAAGATTTTGATAATAATGAACTTATTGTTTAGACATTGTTAGAAGAAGAAAAAAGAATGATTAAAAAATTTAAACCAAAGTGGAATATTCAGCATGCAACTAACTAAAAAAGATCAAAAAACTATCAAATCATTATTTGATAATTTAATGAATTTATGTTCTGATGATAGCAATACGTTTTTCTTTGTAGATGCTACAAGTTCAATGCAATCTAAATTCAGAATTTTTTCTTATTATATTGCAAGTTATTCTGAGTGGTTAAAACCAGATGCCTTGGAATGCCGCGGTATTATGTTTGAACTTGATGACAACAATAATCCTATTCGTATTGCAGCAAGACCGCCTAAAAAATTCTTTAATCTTTTTGAAAATCCATTTACGGAAGATATTAAAGATGACCAAGTCGGTTTAGCTTTTAAAAAAGAAGACGGCTCATTAATCAGTTCATTTATTGATAAAGGTGAATTGTTTTTAAAATCTAAAGGTTCTTTATTTTCTCAACAAGTTTTAGATGCTCAAAAATGGTTATATGATGAACGCCGTAAACCTTTACTTGAATGTTTAAAATGGTATGCCGAAAATGGTATTACTATTAATATGGAATGGGTATCCCCAGATAACCGTGTTGTATTAACATATGAAGAACCTAGACTTATTATTTTAAATGCAAGACATATTATCACCGGTGAATATATTGATCTTGAAGATTTAGTCAAAGATCAAACGATTAATCAATATATGGTAGACAATCACCCATTCGAAACGATTAACGAATTGATTAAAGAAGTTCAAGAATTAAAAGATCAAGAAGGATATGTTGTTTACAATTCAAAAGGTGCAGAACCTGTATTTAAAATTAAATGCCCATGGTATGTTCATTTGCATTCTGTAAAATCTTCTGTTAGTTCTGATAAAAATTTATGGGAAGCAGTTGCTGAAGGTGTTTCTGATGATATTAAAGCACTATTTGAAACAGATAAAGCATCGCTAGACAGAATCGCTAAATTTGAATCTATTTACAAAAAGCAATTTTCTTTTGTGTATAAAACTGCGATTGACATTTATAATAAATTACGTGGCAATAGTAGAAAAGATTATGCAATTGAATCTCAATCAATTTTAAATGAAATTGGTTATCCTCAATTGTTTAATATTGTAATGCGTTTGTACTTAAATGGCCCAGACGAATCAATCGTTGGTTTAATTAAGGATCATTTAGTTAAATTTATTGATGTGTATTTGGAGTTATAATTATGATTGATATCAGAGATGAAAATGCTTTGCCTATTAGCATTACTCTTATTAAGAAAGTTCAAGACCAGTATTCTTTGCAAATGATGAATGCTTCTATGCAATTCAAAACTGCGATTGACAAAAATAAAAGCATTGAACGACAAGTTTTTGGTTATCTTAAAGGAAAGGAAATTTTTACAGGATTAGTTGATATTATTATTACTAAATTTAGCAGAGATGCTCTGTTAAGATTAATGAATCATGAACCTTATCAAAATTATTCTGAATTAATTAAAGAATTTCAAAAAACAGAAGAAAAGATTTTGTCATTATCCGTTTGGATTAAAAACGAAACGATAATTGAAGCGTTAGAAGATTGTTAAAAGAAAAGGGATCTATACGATCCCTTTGAAGTTATTTAGGTAGCTTAGATTTATTTTGCTTCCATGCATACCAACCAAACATTCTAACAAATAAATGAATTAAATGACGGACGCCAGTTGCGACTTTATCATCTTTCATTGCTTCGTAGAAGATTTGATCCGCTTCTTTCCTAGTTGTATATTGTTTTGAATACAAATAATCATGAACAACAGCAGATTTCTAATATCTACCGAATGGCGCATATAAAAACCATAATGCTCTAGGAATCTAAGCTAAATCTGTCATAAATCCTTTAGGGACTGTAATAACCTCATTTGTTTTTACTACCGTGTAAACAACATCTTCTTTAAGTTTCCATTTAACATTAGTATTACTAATTGGTAACTCTTCTAAAATAAGATTTTTTGTCTAAAATCCCATGATTTTCTCCTTTTATAAACAGATATTTTATTTATATTATTAAGTTCAAATAGTATTTTGTTCAAAAAATGATCATTTAAAAGATTTTTCTAAAATTTCTTAAAATAACTATTTACATACTTCAAAAATGTGGTATTATAGCTACATAAAGTTAATCAACAAGAAGTTAAGTTGAAAACTTTTTAAAAATTTTTCAAATAACTATTTACATCTGTGGATTTCTGATATAGAATAACCACAATAAAACAACAAATGAGGACAACAAAATGACTACTTCAATCAAATCTGTAAATCACCACGAAAACTTTGTTAAAGTTGTTTTGCCATCAGAAAAACAAATCGCTAAATTAGCTGAATTTGGTTATGATGAAGAAATCACAAAATTATTCGTGAACGCGGTTAACTGGATTTCAATTAATGACAACGATCGCAAATCAATGAAATTTTTCAAGAAAAATCAACAGTTAGTTGATTTAGGATTAGCAGAAACATTTGAAGAAGATGGTAATACTTACATGCGTTTAACTAATAAAGCAGTTAAAGTAATGCAAGGTCGTAAAAATAAAATTAATGTATCTTCTGAACCTCGTCAAAAAATTAAACAATCAAAAGGATATACTGCAAAAGCAGAAATTCCGGCTGAAGTTCAAGAATTTTTGGACAGAACTGGTTGGTCAGTTCGTTCAACTGAATTAATGAAACCTACTTACAACCTACGTGTTCATAAAGAAGGTTCTGCACGTGCGATGTTAGTTGCTATTTATGAAAATGATGTAAAATTCTGTTTCTTTGGTAAATATAAACAAGACATGATGAATCATGTATTAAGTTTAATCCCAGCTGATTTAGTATTACATCAAAAAATGTCGAACACATTTGGATTTATTTTAGTAAAACAATCAGATTTAGTTAATTTAACTGAAGAAATGTTTACATTTTAATAATTAATTGGAGGGAAACCTCCAATATTTTTAGGAGTAAATATGTTAATTATTAAACACGGTGATATTTTTGAGGAATTTAAAAATTCTACAAATTGTCTTTTAGTTCATGGGTGTAATTGTTGTAATATTATGGGTGCTGGTATCGCAGCTGCTATTAGTATAAAATATCCTATGGCGTATGATATTGATAAAGCTATGCATAATTTACCAAATAATAAAGTAAATGAATTAATGGCTGGTAGATATTCAATTGTTCCGGATTTCTCAAATAAATGCAAGTCAAATTATATTGGAAATCTTTATACACAATTATTTCCTGGAAAATATTTTAGTTATGACTTATTAATTTCGTGCCTGCAAAATCTGGAAAAAGAAGTGTTAAAACAATTTAAAATCAAAAAGATTTTGATGCCAGCAATTGGGTGCGGTATCGGTGGTGGTAATTTTGATAAAGTAGTTAATATCATTATGAATTGGTGTAGATTTAATGTTCCGGATATTGAAGTACATTTATATTATCCGCAATAAACTATAAGGCAATAAGATGACAGATTTTAAAGTACTTACTGACCGAGACCATATTTTACTTCGCCCTGCGATGTATATAGGTTCAACTACTCTTGAAGAACACCAACAATTTATTTCTGGTCAATGGACTGAATTAAAGTATTCTTCTGGGTTAGTAAAAATTATTAATGAAATTATTGATAACTCGGTGGACGAAGCCATTCGCACTAAATTTAAATTCGCAAATAAAATTGATGTACAAATTAATAATGAGAAAGTTAGTGTATCTGATAACGGCCGGGGAATCCCACAAGATTTAATTGAAACGCCAGAAGGTGAAAAATTATTAAGACCAGTTTTAGCATGGACCAGAACAAAAGCAGGTAGTAATTTCTCTAATGATCGTGTTACTGTTGGTATGAACGGTGTTGGCTCAAGTTTAACAGCAATTTTCTCGAAAGAATTTACAGGTATCACATCAGACGGTAAAAATGAAGTTCTGGTGCAGATTAATAATAATGCTGATGATATCAATTGGACACAAAAGAAAAGTGCTTCTATGGGCACTACTGTGTCATTTAAACCGGATTTAAAAAGATTTGATTGCTCGGAAATCTCAACAGATGTAGAAAAATTAATTTTAGAAAGACTTCAATCATTATCTGTTGTATATCCGAAAATTAAATTTTCTTTAAACTGTAAAAATGTTAACTTGAAGTTAACTGATTATTTCAATCAATTTGGGTTAAATGTTCAATATAAATCGGAAAATTATTCTGTTGCGCTGGCTGCTTCTGAAGATGGATTAAAACAAAACTCATATATCAATGGTCTTTATATTAAAAATGGCGGGTCTCATCAAGATTTCTTTTTGGACCAATTCTGTCAAGAGTTGTTAGTATTAATTAAAAAGAAACATAAAAAGTTAGATATCAAGCCTGCTAGAATTAAAGAGTGCATTACTTTTGTGATGATTGGTTCAAATTTTAATAATCCAAAATTTGATTCTCAAACAAAAGAACGATTAACCAATTCTGTTTCTGAGGTAAAAGAATATTTTAATTTAGATGAAAAGAAATTCAAAAAGTTTGTTAAAGAATTCTTTGAAACATCTGAATTATTAGATCCTATTATTGAATCTGCTTTAGCTAGAATTTTAGCAGCTGAAAAGGCACTAGAAACAAAATTAGCTAAAAAGATCAAAAAGGTTAACGTTCCATCGCATATCAAAGCAGGACAAAAAGAAAATAGTATTTTATTCTTAACAGAAGGTGATAGTGCTATTTCATCATTATTAGATTCAAGAAATCCAAAAATTCATGGAGGATTTCCGTTAAGAGGTAAAGTTCTTAATACATTTGGTGAAACTAATGCAAGAATTTTGGAAAATAAAGAACTTGCTAATATTATTAACATCCTTGGATTAGAATTTAATAAATCGCCAATTGAAATTGATAAACGCGGCAATGTTATTTGTAATATGAATTATGATTATATTGGCATTATGACTGATGCTGATGTGGACGGTGGTTCAATTCAATTATTATTATGTTTATTCTTTTCTAAATGGCCTGATTTGTTTAAACATAATCGAGTAAAAATTGTTAAGTCTCCTAGATGGATTTTAACATCTAAAACTGAATCATTATTCTTTTACACGGATGAATCGTATGAAGAATTTTGCAGTAAGAACAAAATTAATTCATATGAAATCAGATATATCAAAGGTCTTGGTAGTTTACGTAAACATGAATATAAGAAAATGTTAAATGAACCTTTCTTTGTTGATGTTAAGTTAAATGATAATTATCAAGAATGGCTTGATATGTTATTTGGCAATAATGCAGATTTACGAAAAGATTGGATGTTAGAAGGAATTACTCCAGCTGAAGTAAAATCTGCTCAAAATAATAAACAAAATATTTTTGAAGGTTTATGATGGAAGTTTATCAAAATTTATCCGGAGATCACACAGAAGGAATTGAAATCAGGAAAGAACAGAATCTTGTTAAGCTTACTGTTGTTAATTTTAATAAATCAGTATCTGTTTATTTGTCGGAAAAACAAATTATAGAGTTATATAAAAATTTAATCTTGGCATCCATGACATAATTCATAAATGGGCAATTTTTAATCAATTGATCATTTTCTTTTAAAAAATCTATTTACATCTGTTTTTAATCAGATATAATAGCAATCGTTAAATCAATTTATTAATGAGGACTTACAAATGATTAAAACAGAAAACCAAAAAACAGAAAACAAAAACTATGAATTATGCGCTGATATCTTAACAACATTTTCTATTTTAGAAAAATGGGGATTTGATAATATCACAAGTAATTTATCTTTGTTTGCAGAAGTGTTAAATGAATTGGATTTCAAAACATTTAATGGTTTACCACTGAATTCATCAAACTTATCTAATATGTTCCGTCGTTTATCTAAAAAAGAACGTGAATCATTATTAGAAGAATTTAATTCTGGTTTCAGATCATTCCATTTAATGCAAGAACAAAACACAAGAAACATTATTCACTAACAGCATGTAGGAGACTAAAATGATTATTAATCAACCTAAATCAGAAATCTTTGGTTCACAGGTAGAAACAAATAGTTTTTCTATCAAAAGTTCACCAAAAGCATTCCAGATTTTGTCATCTAATTTATATTCAAACAAAATCCGTGCAGTGATTCGTGAATATTCTTGTAATGCATTAGATGCTCATCGTTATGCTAAAAAGGAAAAAGAACCGTTTCAAGTAACATTACCATCTGAACTGCAACAAAATTTTATTGTTCGCGATTTTGGTAATGGATTATCGGAACAAGAAATTAAAGAATTATTTACCACATATTTTGGCAGTTCAAAAGACCAATCAAATGATTTTACTGGTGCATTAGGATTAGGTTCTAAATCTGCGTTTAGTTATACAGATTCATTTAATTGTACTTCTTATCATAATGGAACTAAATCAGTTTATTCATTATTTTTAGACCAAGGTGAACCTAAAGTTACTTTGATGTATCAATCCGAATCGGATGAACCATCTGGTGTTGAAATTAATATTCCAGTTCAATATAATGATATCAACTCATTTGAAAATGAAGCACAAATTGTTTACTCTGCATTTGATGTAAAACCTATTGGATTTGAAAATAAAACTAGTATTCATTATTACTTTAAAGACTTTGGCACAATTAATTTACAAAAATCTAGCATTAGCCGCGATGAATTCGCTGGTAAATATATTTACGCTAGAATGGGTAATGTGTTATATCCAATTTCATCAGAATATACAAAAGAATACAGATTTAATCTAGAAATATATGGATTTGATTCTTGGTCAAATATTGTATTTGTTGATTTTAATATCGGGGAATTAGATATTGCTCCATCTCGCGAACAATTATCTTATGATAAAACTACGATTGAAAATATCAATAATAAATTATCTCAGATTTTTGAAAACACCATTTCTAAAATGGTAGAATACCATAAAGATGAAATCAATAAGGATTCATGGCTTAAATTTGGTAAATCTATTGCGGAAATTACCATAAAATGTCATGGATTATCTAGATTTACTCGTGCTTGTTATTGGATGGATGGATCTCATGGAATCCAAAAATATTTACTTGGATTAACTGAAAAAATTAATGGCTATACATACCAAGAATGTAAGAACCTTACATTTAAAGATGTAGTTAATGATTCTTATTATAATAAAGTAGATTCTAATGGCGTTGAAATTATTCCGGAACCTGTTACCGTTTATTCAAGAAGCCGTTCATTAAACAGATATAAACCTGTTCGTAATGGCTCTAATTATATTGACCAAGTTATGCATACTGACTTGTATGAAAAACCTCAAATTTTCTTTGATGTATTGTGGTATGATATGCAAGAAACAGATGTTGTTATCGTTTTAGACAAATCTGATTATAAAAGACGGAAACCAGTTATGGATTATTTGGTTAATGAATATAGTAAAACTAAAAATGGATTTTTGATTATTTCAGCTAATCCAAAAATTTGCGATGATATCAAAAAATTCTTAGAAACCAAATACAAAAATACAGAATTAGTTCTATTGGATTTAGACAGCAATTTAGAACAAAAAGTTAAGGATTATATTAGCTCATTAAAACCAGAAACAAAAGATAAACCTCAAAAAACAGATCCAATGGGAACTATTTTTGAAATTAATAAAAATACTTTTGGTAAAGAAGGAACAACTAAAGACGATTTAACTAAAATTGATTTATTTGGTATCAAAGATCTTCGAGCATTTGTTGCAGATAACCCAGATGCTTTATTTGTTCCTTTATATGAAGGTTGGTATAATTTACGTTGGGTATTTAGAAATTCTGGTTTTAATGATATCAGCACATCTAATTCGCAGGAAATTAAAAATCTTATTAAATTAGCAGAAGCCGCTTGTAAAAAAGTTTATGGATTTAATTTTAAAGACAGATGCTCTGATTCGTGGTATGATGTAATAAAACCATTTACTTACGATCTACAAACATTCTTACCAGTAAATGCAATAGAAGCTGATGCTAAAGATATCTATAAACCTTTAATTAAACTCGGTTTTTATAACAGTTATGGCAGCTGGGAATCATATAATTTAAAATGGGATTTGGGAGTATTCAATCTTGGCCGTTTTGTTAAATTAAATGATAAAGAACAAATTGTGTATGAACAGTTAAAAGATATTGCTAGAAAAAATGCATTTTGGATTGAGCCTAATTTAGACTTTTTTGATTCTCAGTTGGATGAAATGGAAATAGATATTCCTTTTTATGAATCAGAATTAAGAAATCTATTTACAAAGGTTTTAGAACTTGATAAAATTAGATTCGAAACATTAAATGAAACAATTAACAAAATTATTTCTAAAATTAAACCGTTAGAATATATCAAAGAAATTTTAGGTGAATTCGGCCCAAATAATGTTTCACAATATTCTGATTTTTTAGGAGATTCGGATTCAGGTTCTTATGAAGAACAAGTTAAAGTATACGAATCATTTAATAAAATGATGAAAAATCAACAAGAGGTATTTTAATTATGAAAGATTTATCTTTATTAGATATTACACGTGAAAGACGCAACGAATATCTTCGCGATTATTATTCACAAGGTTATACATATTCAGAAATTGCAAAAGCAACTGGATTAACTTACGATACTGTTCGTGGCGTATTACGTAATGAACCAAAGCCAACTACCCAAAAAGTATATTCAACAAAAGCACCGGGTTTATCTGAACTTCATTCATTAATGGGTATCAGTACAGTAACACAAGATGAACTTGATGCACCGGTTGAAGGTAATTCAAGCCAAGATTACAATTATTCAGATGATTTCGCTGAAGCTGATGAACATTTAGTTCAGCCTATTGAACCTAAAAATGTGAAATGGGTTGCAAATAATACGATGGTTAATATTGTTATTAACGGTGAAGTAGTAAATGCTGATTATACACATCCATCTTTTAAAGAAATTATTGCAGCATGTTTAGCCGAAGATTTTGAAAAAGCAGTTACTTTAGCTAATACCGGCAAAACAATTGAAAAATGGTCTTTAGGCGCATTTGAATTCAAAAATGGTAAATTATATTATTGCGGTGAAGCATTACATGGTTCTTTAATTGAAAAAATTATTAAATCAATTCAAGAAGGTGATCAAAATGTGAACAAGTATGTATTTTTCCTTGAAGATGCACTACGCAATGATAAAAACTCATATAATGAAATGTGGGATTTTATTAAACATAATGATATTAAGATTCATGGTAATGGCGCAATTATCGGTTATAAAAAAGTAACTGTTGGTGCTGATGGTAAATTATACGATTCTTATACTCATACAGTTCCTAATGACCCAGGCACATTAGTTCAAATGCCACGTCATTTAGTTAACGATAATAAATCAGAAACTTGTTCTTACGGTTTACATGTTGGTTCAATTGATTATGTTCGTAATTTCTCCGGTAATCAAATCGTAAAAGTATTAGTTGCACCAGCGAACGTAGTTTCTGTTCCAACAGATTATAACGGCCAAAAAATGCGCTGTTCTGAATATTTTGTTTTAGAAACTTTGGATTATGATATGAACACTTTAGCACACGAAACTGATTGTTTACGTGTTGCTACAGTTAACCGCGAAGGTTTATATTCTGTAGAAGAAGTTGTGCCAGGATACTCTGTAAAAGGTATCGAATAATAATGTAATATAAAGGGCATCTAGCCCTTTATTTGGAGTACAAATGATTACTAAAACAGATTTATTTTTTAATAAGTATCATGAACGTTTAAAACCGTATATAATGCCAATTAAATAGTTCAATAATTGTAGAACATCTGGTGCATTAAATTATTCTCACCCAGGCGATGAAAGATCTGTTGAGGATAAAATGCTTAATATTAGTATTGGCGAAACTGTTGAAGATTATTTTATTAATAGATTTGATGATTTAAAATTAAACGGAAATAAACATAATAAAGAAGATCTACATTCTTATTAGTACGATTTGTTTGATATTCAAAATAATCTCAGAATTGAAATGAAAACATATTCTAGCAATACGATTTCATTTACAATGAGAAATAATAAAAAATGGTCTCCTAAACCAGGAACATATCATCAAAGATGTTTAGATTTAACTCATCCTATTAATGGTTCTGCTGATATTATTATTTTCTGTCATTATGAAATGCTCAATGAATTTGAAATTAAAATTACACCAACTTTAATCATTGATGCTGAGCTTCATATTCTTGATAAAATTGGCAACAAAACATTAAGTTATAATACATATACGAAAAATGGAAAGTTATATGTAGGCGCAAATTGGATAGGATGTAATACAAGTTAGGTAAATATACACAATAAAGAAGGCGAAGGTATTAGAAAGCTATGACGAGCAAAGACCACAATAGATTATTATCTGACATTATTAATACAGAAGGATTGGAGTACGCGATGTACACGATTGAAAATCGTGCAATTCCTTCAATGATAGACGGTTTAAAACCAGTACAAAGATTCTTTTTATATTCTGCGCTTCAAACTGCAAAAGATAAATTTAATAAAGTAGCATCTATTGGTGGTCGAGTTTCTGAATGGGGATATCATCATGGGGAACAAAGCGCATGCGAAGCTGGTATTTTAATGGCTGCTGATTATTGTAATAATATTACATTACTTACCGGGGATGGCGCATTTGGTTCTAGATTTATTCGTAAAGCTGCTGCGGCTCGTTATATCTTTGCAAAAATTTCTGATAATTTTAATAAGATCTATAAAGATATTGATATTTCTCCGGTTCATGAAGATCCTGAACATATCCCACCAAAATACTATTTACCATTAATTCCTTTTGTGTTAATTAATGGCGTGAAAGGTATCGCAACTGGATTTGCGACACAAATTTTACCTCATGACTATCAATCAGTTGCTGATAAAGTTAAAGAATACTTAGAAACAGGTAATATTAAAGAAAATCCACTCGTTAAGTATTATGACTTCAAAGGAACTATTGAACCATATAGCAAAATTGTGAACCAGAAGCTTATTAAAGGAGTTACTCTAACTGGTCTATATAAACTATCAGGGTTTACTTTAACAATCTCAGAACTTCCTTTTAACACTGAACGTGAAGACTATATTGCGTTACTTGATAAATTAGAAGAATCTGGTAAAATTGTTTCTTATACGGAAGAAATTAGTTCAGAAAGAGTTCATATTGTTGTTAAATTGAAACGCGATTTTTTGACAACAGATACAGAAAAAAATCATCAGTTAATTTTAAAAGAATTTAAACTACAGGAATCTATTGCTCAAAATATTACTGTACTTGATGAAAATAATAAATTGAAAGTATATGATGAGCCAAAAGAATTAATTAAGGATTTCGTAGATTTTAGATTAACGTATTTTGATAAACGTATTCAAAACAACATCAAAAAAGAAACTGATAAATTTAATTTAGCAACCGCAAAAATTATTTTTATTAAAAAGGTAATTAATAAAGAAATTGTTTTGGATAAATTATCAAGAAAGGATTCTATTAAACTTATTGAGAGTTACAATGAATTAAAAGATTATTCAGAAGAACTTATTAACATGAAGCTTTATCATTTAACAACAGATGAAGTTAAAAAACTGGAACAGCAGCAAGAAGAACTAAAAAAATCTTTAGATTATTGGAAAACTACTACTGCTAAAACAGAATATCTTAAAGACTTATAGAACAAGTGAGGTAAGTTATGAAATTATTAAAGAAAATTATTATTGCTCTACTTTTATTAGTTGTTGGCGCAGGGGCATATGTTGGATATTATTATGTAACACATGATCAAGTAGTTTCTCCTCAAAAATACAAGGAATCATTAATCCTAAAAAATAAAGTGTATGAAAAAGATTTAGTTCAAAAAGAAGGTGTTTCGTTTACTACAATGGGTAAATGGAATTATTTCAAATCAGAATTAAACTGTAATACTGATAAATACATCAAAGCTTACAGACTAGGTGCTATAGATTATAAAAAATGTGCAGACAAAGAAACATTAGAATATTCACCTGATTTGAGTTATAGTACAGATAAATTAGACAGATTAATTGATGATGCAAATGCTTTTGATCGTTATGTTTCTAGTGGAGACTTTGAGAAAAATAAATTTAAAGTAAACACCCCAGAAGAAGTATTTACATTTTTAATTGAAGGCCATGATGTTGTTAAATCATTGTATTCAGACATGCAGTCTGGTAAATTAAGAACCAATGATAAATTTTTTGTATCACAAATTACATGCGATTTTGTTAATGCATCAAAAGCAAAAGAAGAAAATAAACCATTTAAAAATTGTGATTCACATGATGTATTTAAATACTATAAAACAGAACGGTATATGACACTGTTGCGTAAATTGGCAAGTATTTAAATGTATCAATTATTTGGAAAAAAGATTAAAGAATATAAAAAACAATTATTCGAAGAACAAAATGGTTTATGCAAAATTTGTAAAAGACCATTGAATTCAGTTGGTGAAGCTCATCTTGATCATGACCACTCTGTAGTTGGCGAAAATGCCGGTAGATGCCGTGGGTTATTATGTAGAGCATGTAATGTCGCTGAATAGAGAATGAAAAATAGATTTATTCGAGAAGGGTTGAAAGGCAAAGTTGATTACCCTACATATTTAAGATCGTTAGCTGATTATTATGAACAAGATTTTACTAAAAATCCAATTCACCAAAATTTTCCAAATGATTTTATTAAACATTATAAGCGATTGTAGTTATCTGAGATGAAGGATTATTATAATCAATATAAATTTAATTTACCAGATGGAAAAATTACAAAAGAAATTTTGATTAAAGATTTTTCCAAACAATTTAAGAAGTATCAGAAGTAGTTATGAGTTTTAAAAGTTATACATTGCAAGAACAAGAATTAATTAAAATTTTTAGATTAAATCAAGGAAATCAATTTTTATCTGATTTTGTTGAATTATTTGAAAAAACTCATTGGGGGCCTAAAACATTTGTATGTGAATGCATTGATAATGTTATTGTTAGTGTTGTTAATAATGAAGAAATTATAGGACCATCTTCTAAAGAAGTTTTTAATGAAATGAAAATGTATGCTGCAGGCTACGCGAATGGACAGGTGATGAATAATGAATAATTTAGAATTTTATGATAAAGTAAAAGTAGCTCTAACGGATAAAGAATTAGAACGTGAAGTTATTTACATGTTAGCCTCAGAAGGCGAAACTACTGATGGCTCTGGTTTTATTAAAGAATATGGCTACTACAAAGAGATTTTGAATTTATTAATGGGTAGTATGTTGAATACATTGTCAGATGATAATTCTCATTATGCTGATGATTATTTGCCATTGCTTAAAACATTTTTCTATGGTTATTTTTCTGGGCAGCAAAGAATGTTAAAAAGTTCTTCCGAGATTTTTAAACCAAAACTTGGTTATATGCCAGCAAATACAAATATCAGACTTTTGGGAGATGTTAGTGAAAGTTAAAATTTATGGATTTGA